CTCAGTGAGCAGACGTTGTGTCATTCTAACCAATTGCCCTGCCGAAGGATTTTTGCTACCACCACTAACAGAACCACCATCTACCGGAGATATTGAAGAATTGAATTCACGATTTTCCGATCTATAATATTCCTGAATGAAGTTGTTTTCATTATTTCCAAAGGAATAAAGTAAGAACTGGCCGTATTTAGCGTCCTTGGTGTTATAGAAACCAGCGTTGTAAAAAAGTGTTCTTGCGGTAGGTCCCTTTTTAACATTAGCAGAACCTAAGTTAGACATTCTGCTCACTAGTTCTGCTGACGAACTCCTGAGTTGGGACTCTGCTGATGAAACCGCTGGATTTATTGCAGCAATATTGGCACCTTGATAATTATATCCGTTCTGACGGTTGAATAAACCTCCAGAAATGGATCCATTCGAAGTACCAGAGTTTGTGTTGTTAAAAGTTCCGGACATTTATAAGAGTACATTTTTCAGTCAATCTCGATCGTGAACTTGAGTACTTCTTCAATTTCCTCACTTAGAAAATATTCTAAGTTATCGGCAAATTTTTCAGAAATATTCTTGTACACGACTAAGATGTCTTGACATCTCGTACTATATATTCCGTGTGTGATTTTCTTTTGAACTGCGTAGTTTATTACAAATTCTGACTCGATTGTCAGAGAATTTACATCATACCCAAGGTCTCTTATAATCTTTCCTATATCAACTATGTAGAAAGATTTTGTATCACAATATTTCCTCTTTGCCTCTTTTAGAGACTTTGAGGTCAAAATGAATCTAACCGTTGGGGTTTCTTCAAGCATTAACATCAAATACTTTATTCTGCTGAAGCTGAAGGCTCCGAGTCTTGTGTGTTTTTTAGAAAATCAAAAGATGAAGAATCTAATGTTAGCTTAGTTTCCATATCAGCATTTTCAGAGGTAAGTCCTTTTGCCAACTCCTCCTGTCTTTCTATTTCTCTTTCTCTCCTAGATTGGATAAGATGATTTTGGACCCTTTCAAGATGTTGGACATGCATTTGTTTTCCCATCTTCTGTGATCTTTGTAATCTTTCCCTCATGGCGTCGAGAGTTTCATTTCTTCCTAAAAAGCCAAATTGTTTGGCTAACTCTCTTCTTTGTCTTCTTGCTAAACTCATTGAATTGTGAAATTAAATCCGTTTGTTTCCTCTTGGTTAGTACTGGATTGTATATCTATCCCAAGAACATATTTAAATAATTTTAGAAATAAGCCAGGAATGAAAATGTCTTTTGCTTTTACCACGTCATTTGCTGGAATGAATTTGAACTCCATTTGTTTCTCGTCCTCACTTCCATCTCCTTTTGCTTCTCCCTTTTCCAAGCCAGTAACATCAACTGCAAAGCATGGCTGCTCATGATCGACAAATTTTGAAGATGTGACAGATCCAAGATAATACCACCTTGAGTTGTCTTCCGCAACAAATCCACTCTCCTCCTCAAGTTCTCTCTTGGCAGTGCTAAGTAAATCCGGGTCTGCGTCTTCAGAAGTACCTGTAATCAAAGAAATGGAAACCCCTCCTTCTCTGAATGGATTTGGTTCTTTCAAGATTCCTATTGCCAATGGTAATCCTTGATTGTCGGAAACAAATGGCATTACAACAACATTCATGAAAGTTGGAACCACACCTACTCTGCCGTCTCTTTCAACTACATTTAGATTTGGTGACTCAAACAAAATTTTATTCTCCATCTTCAGGGGTCTTATTTTCTTTTCTTTCTATTCTTTGGCTTGTCGTTTTCTTTGGTTGCTCGTAGTAAGCTGAAATAGATTCACCCAAAGCACTTCTAATATCCTCTATATCTATTCCCTCGGTAACGTAATCAATGACTTCCTCCTCCGCACCCTCAAAAGAAGTAATTAGAACACTATAAAGAGATTTGGAAGGAAGATTTAACTTCAATGTAATATTTACGTTTACCCAATTTTCCTTCTGTTTTTTAAGCAATGTATATATCGGGGATTCTTCAAGGTCAACTGATGTCACCACTTTTGCACTTGTCGAAACTTTGGCTGGCTGCTGTGTTGGCTTATGCTCTTGGACAGGCGTAGCCAGTTTACTAAAATCAACTTTAGATGCTGGGAAAAAATCCATATATTCGTTAAGAAGCTCAAGATTAATCCTGCCACCACTTTGAAATTCTACGAAAGTCATCCCGGTTACAGGATCGCTTGTCACGTCCTTGTAACTTTCCATGTTGCCCATTTTTTCACCCTTCGTCCAGATGAAATCATTCTTAGAAAGCTCTTCCTTCATTTCTGGCAAAGTCTTGTCGTTCAGATCCATATTTTTTCTTTTAGAGAATATCCTTTTAAGCCATTCCATATGTCTACACATAATAAATTACGCGGTGCATCAAATACCTTCTGTAACGTAAACAATTCACCGAATAGCAAGGTTAGTTTTCTTTTTATACAAGAAATATGGGAAAGTGTTCCGTAAAGAAAACTATTTGTTGGAAGAAATAAATTTAGATCTAGCGTCACTGTACATTTCCTCTATGTGTTTTTCGGGGATGGAGTTTTTTAACATCTCCATGACAGTCTTTATCTCTTTGCTCTCTTCTAAATACCTTTCCATTTTTTCTTCCGAACCAGATTCTGGCTTTTGCCATGAATGGTATTTGAAAAGCTTTAATAAATAATCAACGAGATCTTTTTGATACGATTCATCTTCTTTGTCACAACAAACAGAAACTAGATATCGGTCAACTGGTTTTTTGTTAATTGAGCTTAGAGCATCGTGCTGGGACTCAAAAACCCCTTTCGGAGTCCTATATTTACATTGATAACTCGATCCCTTCCTCTTAATCTCAATAGTCGGATGAATCTCATCATCATTCTTGTAAAGAAAAAGTTTTTTCATAGGATCGGTTTCAGAATCCTTGTATAATTCGAACTCCATTCCGTTTGTAAGTCTTCCCGAGATTTCTGTGTCACAATCACACTCGTAATCGTTTACGTCGGGGATTACCCCAATCTCCTCCGTGATAAGATTCACATCATTAACCAATTTATTGTTGTCCGATTCTTGCTGGCATGAAATATATTTTTCGATCAGGTCGTGGAACTTTTCGAAATTCTGGTCGTTTCTGAACCAGTTCGTATCAGTTTTCACCGTTGCCAGGTTGGAATCTATATTACAAGCATTTTTTGGTAATTCTACATTGGTATCCTTAACTGTTAGGATGTAGGAATCGGTTTCAGGATTTTCAGATGCCTCCATTACGTCTTTCAACATGATCTTTAATTCTCCACTAGGGAGAGGACCAATCAATCCAAAGTCTTTCTTAGAAGAACATTTAGATTCATTTAAAGAGAAAAACTCGTATGCTGTTAAGACGTTTTTATTCATCCTTACCAAATATAATCTCTACTCTGAAATCCATAGTATTCATAGACTTCATCATGTTTATTCTAGCAAAAGTTGGGCTGGCCGGAATAAGTTTGCTTCCCTTTCTTACGATGACATTTTGAAAAGGTATATTTTCACCCGGGGTCATGTCAAACTCAAACTCTTTCCGATCATTTGGATAGTCATCAACCTTTATTTCAAGCTCAATATTTGTGATTGCAAAATTTATATCTTGTATTCCATCCTTACTGCGTTCGATCGAAGCTTGGTATTCAACCTCCATGTGAAGATCATCCACGTCAATAATATCGGGTGGCTTGTTGACAACCTCTACGTCAAGATAGTTTATCTCAGATGTGAAACTGAGCTCTGTACTAGTTCTCTTATTTTTTGAAGAACTAAACGATCCATAATCATGAATTCTTGACATTCCTTAAATACATTTTTTATGTATTATATATCCAATACAATAATCCTTTCTTTAAAAGTCCAGTAATTAAGTGGAGAGTCAATATATAGAACATATTTTCTAACATAAGATCACACCATGAAAAACATAAAACCCACATGGTTCATAGAGCATCCAATTGATCAAGAGCACAAGCAATATTTACTTTTAGATTTCCTATCGAGTGTTAATAAGGATATAGAAAAAGAAGATATTTACCTCCCAATCAAAAAAATATTTTCGATGATCAAGGAGCTTTCATTGGCTAAGACTTACATCGAAAATAGAGCTAATCTAAACGAAGAAATCACCTCGGCTAACCTGAGAGACATTTTAAAAAAGTTAGAGCACTCTGATTTAGATCAAAATGACAAGCAGGAACTAACCAAGGTTGTTGATGGCTCATTGAGCATATTATACAAATATGCTGATCTTGGCATGGATCTTTGGAAAAATATAGAAAGTAGGATCAGGACATTCCAACTAAAAGGAAGGACGTCTGAAGAGAACCATGGGATTCTGTTGTGTAGGAATATGGCCAACGATATGATAGTTGCATATTGGTGGAAAATTGGGGAAACTAGAGAAGGGTCAAAAGGTGCACTTATGAAAAAGGTTTCACTAAGAAACCCATACTTCTCACTTTCATACGAGTTTGTTGCACACGAAGTACTTGATCAGGTCGGGGTTCCCGCAGGATTCGATCCACCAATTACGATCATGGAAATATTTGAAGACTTCGATCAAGAGTCAGTGACACTCAAAATAGCCAAGGAACTTTTCGTAAGGGAGATTTCTTCTAAAACTGAGAAGGACCAGTAATTATTGAGATTCTTTCCAGACGTTATCTATTAGACTAACGCCCTCGTGTTGTCTTGCAAGTCTCTCCCTAATTATGCCAAAATTAGAGAATCCAGATCTCCAAAAAGATTCATTGAACCAGAGATCAGGACTGTCCCAGCTATATGTTTTCAGATTCATTAGGAGAACTTCCCTGTACATTTTTGGAAGTACAACACAATGGGCAAGAATAATTTTATTTGTAAAATAAAAATCTGGGAATTCTGGGTCTGTTCCTTTTTCCGGAGATTGAAGGACGTCATTCACATATCTTGATCCTAAAGACAAATAACAGATATCATTCTGTTCTGCAAATTCAATACCACCCCGTAATTTTTTCACAAATTCTTCTTGTGAACAGGTTAAAACACAATCACATTCACAAAGAACCAAGGCATCTATATCAGTAGTAAAGTTTTCTTCGATTGCTCTTTTGAAAGATTGGAAAGCACCGTAATGTCCAGGTCCGTGATTCGTGTTTGAACTTTGCGATAGAGCCGGAACTTCTTTCCAGAGTTCACCTTTATACCTTTCGTTCACTTGCTGTATATAGTTTATTTCATCGCTGGCTAAAGCTGAGATGGATGCAATTGATTCTCTTTCCCTTCTTGTTTCAGGCTCAGTAAGAATGTGAACTAAATTTACTTTCATATTTCGGGTTGCGATTGGATAGTGTTCATATTTAAACTAAAGGTAGCGTAAAAAATTTCGTTTACATGCAACTTAAATACCTCTCCCCCCGATCACAGAGGATTGTTATGACGTCATTCTTTCCGAATTTTTGACAATACCTAAGGGATGCTAGAACGTTAGCACCAGCGCTTATCCCAACAAATATTCCATACTCCTTTGCCAATCTTAGGGACATTTCGGTAGCTTCTATTGTAGAGACTGTTATGATATGATCGAGAAAAGAAAGTTCTACCATAAATTTTGACCCGTCACCGATTCCTTGAATTCCGTGCAATCCAGGCTGACCCCCGCTCATTACGGGAGATTCTGAAGGCTCGATTGCTACAATTTCAATATCTGGAAATTGCTCGCTCAGCAATCTTCCAGCACCCATTAACGTTCCACCGGTTCCGGTTCCTAAAACAAATGCTGAAGGAAAAATATCGAAATGCTTACATTGGTACATCAATTCAACACCAGTCCCGTTGTAATGTGCCTCCACGTTCCTTGGATTGTTAAACTGATTTCCGTTAAACCATCCGTTCTTTTCTGCAAGTTCGTTTCTTAATTGTATTGCTCCGTCGAAATCTCCGGGTCCGACTTCAATTAGGTCAGCTCCATAAAATTTTAGCATCTTCTTTCTTTCCTCACTCATATTGGAAGGCATGACGATAACGCATTTCAGTCCCATTTGAGAACAAAACATAGCAAAAGAAATCCCAGCATTTCCACTGGTGGCTTCTACCACTGTGTCTCCTTTGCTTAGTGTTCCTTCAGCAAGACCAGATTTTAAAATGTTATAGATTGGCCTATCTTTAACAGAACCCGACGGATTCATGAATTCTGCTTTTCCCCAAATTGTGAATCCATCGATTCGTAATGGAATAAGTGGAGTCTGACCAATTGTTAATTCTTTATTCATTTTTAGAGTTTAATAGATTTTATATGAAATAAAAAAGGCAAGTTCCGAAAAACTTGCCATTGTTGTTTGAATATTATCTAGTGACTAGAAGTCTTTAAGCCTACTAATTTTAAATTCATTAAGGGGTGAATTACCAGAGGTGCTTGAATCAGATTCAGAAGTATCCATAGTTGAAATCATACCTGGATTATAAACGTCCTCTACGCCCACTCCATTTACGTATTCTCTATTACCTTTTGCGTTATAGCCAGGAACTTCTATACCAGCTTTCTCTGGACTAAATACGGCATCAGCATATCCAACCCAATCATAAGCAGGTTCTCTTTTGATTCTGTGTAGCCCGGATTTACCCTCGCTTCCCTCTTGATTTTCAGCTGCCAAAGGTTTATAACCATAGTCATGCACCTTCTTTCTGAATTGGTCGAAGTCGAGTACTTCTCTTTTCGAAACGTCGTTTATATTCATTTTTTAATTTTTTATTGGTTATCTAGTTTCTCCAGTGCTAAGACCGAATGAGTTTGTTGATTGACCTCCACCCATTAAGCCAGATAAGAAATCACTAATAATGTTTTTTGAACCACCTCCGGTTTCAACATCAATATCAGTTTCTGCTCTTTGATTTAGTCCTTTTAATTCATTCTGAAATTTTCTTTGCTCCTCTGGGGAAAGGGATTTAGCAAAATCATCGGTATCTACAGGATCAAAGCCGTTGAATGCACTCGTGTAGAAATCTACAAGCATTTGTCTGAAATCTTGCCTTCTTGCTTGGTTGCTTAACATTTCTGCAATAGTTCGATAGATCCATCCATCTGGTTCTATTTTAAGATCTTTTGCAATTCCATCCAATCCCTTTTCTGTTAAAAATTCAATTGTTGCATCGGCAGCTTTGGGAGCCATATATGCAGCATCTCCCTTCCCTTGGAAAATTATTCCAAACAAATCCATAACCGGAATTTGTTCAACAAAGTTTTGAATTAACTTACTAAAAATTGATTGTTCTCCAATTCCAAAGAATTCCATTAAGTAAGAAGCTGCTTTGCCTTTGATTACATCAGAAATACCAGTACCGGCAGAAGAAAAGAGGTTTCCTACGTAATCTAGAATACCTGAATTTTCCTCGTTAACTTTGACATTGTTTTCTTGTTTGAATTCAGAAAAGGTTTTAATACTATTTCCCATTATGAGAGATTTTTCTTTATATATCCCGGACCTTTTCTTTTTTCTACGAAGTTTGGTAGATTATAATACGGAGGTAATTTTTTTAATCTCTCAAAAACAGGTCAACAGCTTTATATCGGTAAGCTATCTTATCCTCCTTTATTTCTGGGTTCTTCAATGGTGCTTTTTTTCGATTCACTATTTCGTCAGGGAGTAAAGGTGAGAACGTGTCTTTCAGAATTTTTTTATCCATTCTCCATTCAAGGGGGAGATGTAGAGCAAATCTTACAATATCCAAATGGAGAAATGGGCTTCTTAGTTCTAAAGTGTGAGCCATGGACATTTTGTCCAATCTTGGCAAATGATAAAAGGACAGCTCATCAAATATGTCAGATTTTTGTGAATCGTATTCGTGAATTCTTTTATAACCACCAAAAAGTTCATCAGCCCCATCGCCGGATAAAACTATTCGATATCCACCAAAGTTCTTAACTGCTTCGAACAAATGAAATTGTGGAACTACAGAACCTAGATCAACCGGGGTTTCATTCCATTTTTTATAGATTTCAGAAATTTTGGAATCATCCATCTGGTAGTCCAAGAATGAAACTTCCTTACCTAAGAATTTGTATAAAATTTCAACATACTCATTTTCCCCATTTTCTATACTAAACCACCTGACATCAGCTTCAAGTTCGTTGAGAATAGATGCAATGATTGAGGAATCCAACCCACCGGAGATTAGAAGTGAAATTGGATAGTCTTTAGAAACCAATCTATTTTTTACAGACTCGAACATCTTCTGCCAAAGCCACTCCAAGTGGTCATCATAGCTTTTTCCAACCAGCTCAGAAATAGGGTGGTCAAAACCTTTGTAATATGTTTTATAAACCTGGACTACCTCTATGCTTTCAATGTTGAAAAAATAAATGTTGTTGGGCAGAATCCTTTTGATGTCAGAATATGGAGTTCTTTCGTCTGTGTTGTATCCAAACTTCCTTACTGTGCTTATATACGTTTCGTCGATTGGGGAATTTGTAGAAACCAGGCCTTTGATTTCCGAGCAAACCTCTCCCATACTGTTGTAATAAAGACATTTCTTTCCAAGTGGGTCTGTAAATGAAATTAATTCACCCGAGTTAGAATCGTACAAAACGATAGCCCAGAATCCATCCCAAGTTTGAATGACGGGAACAAATAGTCCACAAAACATTTCAAAACTTCCTCCTTTGTACCTACTAAAAGTATTTGTTAAATATTCTACATCAGATCCAAACTTTTCCTGGTCATAATTGAAAATCTCACCGTTAAACATTAGAAATATTCCATCCGATATTTCTATAGGCTGATTCCAATCATCGCCATCTACAGTTTGTATTGGCAACCTATGATGACAGAGAACAACACCATCCCTACTGATTAAGGATTTCTCAATTCCTCTATGTTTAATTAAATCTAACGTGGTTAAGTCAGAATTCTTTGTAATAATTATTCCACACATTTTTAAATATTTTCAAGTATAGTCAAGGTTCTTTCGTCAAAGGTATTCTCTACCATAGTGACTTTTATACCATATTCTTCGGAAGAAATTCTATTTATAAAGTATTCTAATATTTCCAACTCTCCTTTATCGCCATCTCTGAAATCCCATACGTCTTTATTCCGGGAATCTTTGGATGGGTTTTGTCCACTCACAACAATAATTTCACAATTTGTAAGTATTCCGCTCTTTGCTATCTTCTCCAATTGTTCAGATGCTTTTTCTAGAGTGATTCTTCCCGATAATACTCCCCATGTCAAAACAGTAAGTATACCACGATCAAGGACAAATGAAGGTAAAAATCCCTGCGAGTTAAGTTGCAAAAGCATCAATTCTTTCCCCAAAGCAAAAAGATGTGTTGACTCATCAGAGTCACCAAGTTCAAGTCTAGTAAACCAACCAACAAAATCGAATTTATAGATTGGTAATTTTTTGCTGTGAGAAAACTTATGTGATAAAAAAGTCTTCCCTGAATTCCTGATACCCTCGAAAATCGTTATCATTTCTCTTGTTTTGAATATTTTCAATCATACTCTTTATGGATTTCGTGTCCATATATTTCGACAATTCTTCATTTTTAAGGATAGTTAAATTCTCGTCAATCCTTAAAACTCTGTTCTTCAGCATAAATTTAGGAAATCCCGAATGAAGTTTTCCGTCCAATATGTGTTTATACACCAAACAGTTCAAGACGTGTTGATCTATTGTGCTGTGTGTGTATTCTGGATATGGATTTGGATTTGGATATTTAGATAGCAGATCACTTTTTCTACAAAGATTCTTGAATTCAGAAAAGAATTCTCTAGACCTTGCAGTGTTTCTAATTATCATTCTACTGGATGCTATTTCATAACAACGTGAAATTATCTCACTCTCTTCATGATTACGAATTATGTAATCAGTAGTATATCTCTTTCCGTGATATCTGACGAGATTTAGCTTATCCTCTAGAGGTGATTCAAAAGGGAAATAAAAATCCGAAAAATTTTCGTCCAGCAGGAATTCAAACACTTGTTGCAGATTTTCCCAATCAGTTTGCCAATATTGAGGGTATTTCGAAAAATTGCAATCATTATAAAAAAGAATTGACCCCTCTTCTATTTCTGAAAGAATCTTGTCTACGATAAACGCCTTGAAGTCCCCACATCCTATTGAGCTCATTCCGGGGTTCAGTGGGAAATCTTCCCCCTGTGGGTTACAAAAATCATCAGCTCCATCACAAAGTTTGAGCGACTGCGGGGTAAACACAAACACATCATCAAAAAAGGCAGAAAGAACGGTTTTAATGTTGCTTGAGTTTTGTCTCAGATTTTTACCTCCGTCAAATGGTTCTCCCTGACTACAAAAGGTAACAAAGTAGATTTTAACTTTTTCCAAGACCTTAATTTTCTTTATTGTTTTGACCTAGACAGTTGATTTTTTCAACCATACCTTTTATGAACTTCGAAGCCATATATTTCGTTAGTGTATAATTTTCATAAAGCATCAAATTATCATCTATTCTGAATTTTCTATTATAAAACATATATCGGGGAAAAGATGGATCTAATTTCCCATCCAATATCCATTTATAAATCAAACAATTCAATACATGTTGTTCTGGACAACTGTGTGTAAATTCTGGGTATGGATTTGGGTCTGGGTATAATTTTAAGAGGTCTTTTCTTTTGCACAATGCTAAGTACTCAGAGAAGAAATCTCTGGAATCTTGAGTGTTCTTTATAATGATTCTGCTCGATGCAATTTCATAACACCAAGACACCAATTCTGACTCGATTGGATCAAGGATTATCCTATCTGTAGTAAACCTTTTTCCGTGCGTCCTGACAATATTCGGGAATCCATCCATCAATGATTCAAAAGGTGCAAAAAAATCGGATTTGTTTGACCCTAATAACAACTCGCACGTTTCTTTGATTTTTTCCCAATCTGTTTGCCAGTACTGCGGATATTTCAAAAAATTGCAATCATGATACATCAAGAGATCACCCTCGTCTATTTCTGAGAGCGTTTTATCAATAATGAACGATTTAAAATCACCGCATCCGATAGTGTTTAATCCTGGATTAAGACTAAATCCTCCCTCATGGAAATTACAAAAATTTTCCGATCCTTCACACTCTTTCAGTGTCCTTGGTGTGTAAATTATAACATCATCAAAAAAGGGGGTCAGAAGCAATTTTATCTTCCTGGCATTTGAGCTTAAGTTCTTTCCAAGATCAAAAGGTTCTCCCTCTGTGCAAAACGTTAAGAAGTAAATTTTGCTATTCTTAAGACCCACAATCCATTCTTTGGATTTTATAGGACTACCGAATTGGTAAGTTTCTAATCTTTTTTGGAAAAGGAAACAACGACTATAGAATCGGAAATATCCGAAGTGATGTCATCGCTTTTTTCAACACTCATTCTTTTTGTGTGTTTACTTAAAGCTTTAACGATTGGTCTAATCCGACTCAATGTTGACTTCATTTTAGCTACTTTTTCTGATTCCTCCGAATCCCCAATAACAATGGATTTGATAATCTCATTTCCAGTGTTTTCTTCAGGCTTGTCTATAACTATTACTTTCTCAGAAGCAAATTCTCCCGGTTTACCCAAATAAGAGCTTCTTTTGATTTCAGATACTAATTCTTCCTGATCTACTCCCAACTTTTTACAAAACAGCTCTAAAGCTGGAACCCAAGAATCCTCCGAACTATCATATGTAATAGAAGGGCAAAGAAGCACAATCATATTGTACAAAGTTCTAAGCTCATTTGGTTTGAGTGATGAAATATCATCCAATCCTAAACCTTCCCCAATTTTCTCCAATCTCTTGAATGATGAAGGTCTGATGTATCCGGAATAAACCTCTTTGTCATGTGCAATCAAAACGTCTTTGATATCCTCATACAATGAACAAATTTCTTTCAATTTAGCGGTTTCTGCGTTTTCACAGTTGTCGTCAAAAACACCCATAATCACGCTTTTCTTAATATCTGAATTCATACCACCAAAGTTTTTGTAGTATGTAGTGTACCATTTACCAAAGTTGTTAATATCCTCTTGATCGTGCCCGCTGATTGAAGAATATCTTTTCCAGTTACAAGGCTTGTTAATGTTACAAGAAACTCTTTTGGTTGGATAAAGTCCACCTGTACCATCCTCATCCTCTATGAAAAAGAAAGCTGCTTCTCGATCACCTGATGCTGCCTTCTTCCAGGCTTCCAAAAAGTCTGCTGGATAAGCACCCTTCAAAGTTCCGTCTTCCCTCACGAAATCCTCAGCTTCAGCATTTTTGTTGTAATTTTTGGTTCTGAGAATTTTTGCAAGTGCATCTGCAACAGCTGCATCGGATGTACCAGCTGTCATATTAGAATTATCTTCTCCTAGTTCCTCCGAATAAACTTTGATCTTAGCATCTATATCTTCTGGATCGATATAAGTCATTCCTTCGTTTATCCCAAAGAATTTAGCAGCGTTTACAGCGTTGGAATTTTCAGAGACTGTGCTGTATGTCTCTCTTAGCTTTGATAGGGCAACTTTGATTTTTTCTTTATTTTCAGCCGGAACCTGATCTAGTTTCAAAAGTGAATCTAGTAAAGGCTTGTCTAAATTTCCATTTACGTCTTTATTCCCTAAAGCAGATTGTATTGCTTTAACTGCTACAGTTGTAGCAGACTCATACTTTCCATTAGCACCACCCCGGGAATCCATAAGATTCTTGATAGGAGCAAATGAGTTAATCAAAGCTTCCTGGATTGCTGTAATTAGACCGGATCCTTTAAGTTTACCGTCGGTATCTTTGTCTCCTTGCTTAAGAGGGAAAACCCGATCATTCATCTTGTTTTCTTTATCCTCTAATTCTTCCCTGATTTTTACTTTGATGATTCCATGATCTGTATTAACTTTACTCACGTTATCAAGAGCGGTTGTCATCATTTCGACAAAGTCTCCAAATTTGCTTGACAAATCAGGATCCTTGATGATAGAAGACATAGCCATTTCCATAGCCTTGACTTTATATTGTTCATATTCCTGACTCAAAGTATCTGTTTTCTTTTCTAGCTCGATCAGGTTTTTTCTATCATTATCGGTGTGTATTGATTTATCAGGATCAATTGCAGACAACTTTTGTAGCATAGATTGAAACAATCTAAACCAATCCCTTCCGTATCCTCTTTTAGCATCCTTATCTTTAGAATCAAGAATTAAATTAGTTAGTTCTTTCTTCAAATTATCAACTCTACCAGAAAATCCGATCCTTAAAGATTCGTTTAGGTTTTGCTTTTGTTCAGCAGCTACTTCTTTTGCCACCGAAACCAGGGATGTTCCAAACTCCTTGAAGTACTTGATTGCTTTTGCTTCTAGAGAAGTATCGATCTCTGATAATCTCTTGATTGCATCGGAAGTTTTGTTTATAGCGGCTAAATAATCCTGCTTAGCTTTTGCATACTCCGGATGAACCTCAACATCAGAACAAACGTCTTTTAAAGCTGCTACAAGAGCTTTCAACGATGGGGATGAGGATAAGCTTGTAATCTTTTTATTAATCGATTCGACGCTCCTATTTTTGTCCGTAGCAATGTCAAAGCAAATGTATTTCATGCAACTGAATAGAATTCCAATTGCTTGTTTAATATTTGAATCTACAATCTCGTTTTCATTCAGATGGAAAGCATCAGAAAACAATTGTCTAGCGATAGGATTTGTATTGAAGTAATTTCTGCTCATTTTAATAGATGTTTGTTGTGTCTCCGGATTCTGTTTTAGCATCCATTGCATTTGCTAATGCGTTCAGCAAAGCAGGCATTTGGGAAGTCAATCTTGCCTGATTTCTGATGCTCGCAGCTTTTTGCTTCATATCTTGCAAATTCTTCTGCTTTGCTATTTCTTCCGCAATCTCTGCTTGTTTTGCGTTTACATCGGCTTTCGCCTTTACTAAATCAGCGTTAACGTCTTCGTTTATTCTGAATTCATTGATTTTTGTGATGTAATTAAGCATATCTTCTAGCAATAGTTATTTTAGTTCTCAAATCTCTAATTTGCTCCATAAGGGTTTCCCTTAATTCCTTCATGTCTTTTTTGACATCATCTTTGGAAAATCCTCTTTTCTCTGCTTGATCTTCAAGTCTGTCTCTTTCAGTATCAAGCGTAGCGTATCTTTCATTCCTTTCTTTTTGCAAAGACTTTATCAGAGAAGATATTTGACTTTTTTCAAGACCCTGAACGAATTTTGTAAATTGAGGTGCGTTCATTGCAAAAATAGGATCCATTGAAAAGTTGGCAGAGCTTAAACTTGTTTCTTCGTCAGCTTCTTTCTTTGAAACAGTTGAAGATGCTGCAAGATCAAGCTTCCCGAATTTCTCCCTGAATTTTTCGTCTTTCTTTTTTGCTTCGAGAGCAGCTCTTTTGTATTTATCATAAAGCTCATCCGCGACAGATTCGTCGGTCAGTTGTTTAGACATCTTATAAAGCTTTTCCGCTAAATCAGCTTCGAGCTCCGCTTTCTTCAGGTTCCAGTAAGAAATAAGCTTTATCTTACCGTCCGTAACTTTTTCTACTTTAGAATCGATCTTTTCTATGTCAGCTTTTCTTTTTCTTGAAAGCGCAGTCAAAAGTTTCTGATTTCTATCGATCATTCTCTCGAGCTTTTTACTTTCCGCTGGGTCACTTTTTGTTTGTGCTTTTTGAACTTCCAAAGCATCGATGTCGGTTTGAATTTCATTCCAATCCTTTGAATATTGAGTTTCGATGGAATTAATTTGACTTAACAGAGAGTCTATTTTTGCAATAGATCCACCAAAATTTGATGTTAACCAATCGAAGATGTTAGTTAAACTGTTTGCTTCGTTAAGAACATTCTGTTCCCATTGTCTGAATTTATAAAGCATGCTTATTTAACTTTTTTTACAAGGTCTCTTAAATTATCTCCGGTTAAAGTTGGATTACTTCCGAAGGTCGCTATTACTTGGCTTGTTGTTCCTGAATTAGCATCCTGTCCATCCATCAAAGCTTTATTAATCTTAGCCAGGATTGATGATAGTTCGGAAGAAGAACTTAACTTAGCTTCGATGTCAGATCCTAAATTTCCAAGTGTTTTATATACTTTTCGCAGATTCTCAGCTGAATCAACATCATTTGCCATTTTAATCGCTTTTTCTTCTGCTTTGTCTATCATTTTGTTAGGCTTAAGACCCTTTTTTCGAGCTACATCAACTTTTTGAGCAAGATCTACCAACATATCTATGAGCTCGAGTTTATGTTCATGTCCAAATTCTCCGGTTAGTTTTCTAAGTTGTTCTATTTCTGAACCGTTCTTACCGTTGATTATTTTGTTAATAACTGAAAGATCAACCAATTCTCTCCGGCTGAGATTTAATCTCTTTTTTGGATTCGGATTGGTTTGCTGTTGTTGCTGTTGTTGCTGAGTATTTTCTTTTGAAAATCTTTTCACTATCTCATCAGCTTCTTTCTTGGCTGCCTCGAGAGATTTTCTAAGATTCTCTATTTCTCCAGCATCCCCTGACTTTTTCTTGGCCAATTCATATTCCATCTCAGAAAGCTCAACATCATCTTCAGCTTTACCCGCTTTGTAATATTCCTTCAATCTTTCTTTCCCTGAGATTGCTTTTTTCAAAAGTTCCATGCCCCTTTCCATCACTGCTTTACGATTTTTGACAAAGGTTCGATATTCTTCTTTTACTTTGTCAATCTCGTTTTCGACAGAGATTACAGCAGCTTTGTTTGCCCTTTTTCTTACCTCGTCAAGCTTCAATTCAAGGGAATCGAGTTTATCTCTAAGCTCGTACTTTTTACTAACCAATTCTTTTTCGATTGCAAGGTTTCCCTCTCTAATTTTATCTATCGATGATATCTTAGAGAATGGACCCAGTGCTTTTCCTAGTGTATTCTTGATGGTGTCCATGAAAGAAGCTTCAAAAAGAGGCTGCTCTACCCAATGTGAGATTTCTTCAGCAACTAGCTTATCCTCTGGCGAGTTTAGATCCCTCTCCAATAAAAATTTATTGAAATCGTTTATTCTTTTCATAGTCAACTTTTCGAATATTTACTTTATGTATATATCCCCCAACAAAAGAAAAACCCCAGGCTTTCACCCGGGGTTTTAATAGTGTTTAAACTACTGGTTAGGATAAACCGCCAGCAGGAACGTTTACGTGGAAGCAGAAGTAAAGAGTTTCTGGGTGGAAACCAGCTTCTACTAGAGCGTAACGAGATTTAACCGCAATCTTAGGAGACATTGTACCTTCTGAGATTGTTTGGATAGACTCAGCCATCATGTAAGGCATGAACTTAAGTCCTGGTTCGTCGTCACCACCTTTTCTTCCGATAAGTACTCTGTTATCGCTGAACGTCATGTTTTGATCAACGTATACAGTCATACCAGCAAGCGAACCTACAGGGTAAAGTGTACCGTTGTTTTGAGTCAACGTGTTAGAGAAAGGTGCGAAAGTGAACTGAGAGATGTCCTGAAGTGCACTTGCAACGTTAGCGTTAGTAACGATGAAGTTAGCAGGACCTCTTCTACCTCTGTTAGCAACTACGTTAGCACCAGCAAGGATTCTAGAGAATAGTCTTCTCTGAAGAGTTGACAAGTTCTCGTAAGTTCCTGAAGCAGGACCAGCAGTACCAGCAAGAGTAAGACCAGTATCAGACTTACCTACGTATGAAGGGATTGTGTATGAACCTGCAGTACCACCGATAACGAGGTTCAAGTTCAAGTTTTGTCCTTCTGTAGTAAAGAACTCATAGTGGTTAGACCAACCAAGAGCAAATGCTCTAGATAGGATGTGCTTGTTGATTGCTTGTGAAACCTCGTTTACAAGTGCGTTCTCGATCATAGAGATTACGTCGATACCGAACTGCTTGTTAAGGTCTTGGATTTGCTCTGTAGTTACAGAAGCAGCAACTTGGAAAGTGTCAGCTTCTACGAACTTAGTGAAAGTCGAAAGACCCATTGAGTTGTAGTAAGTGCTTTCACCTACACCTCTTAACATTGGGTTGTAAGTCTTAGTACCGTCTACGAAAGGTCCTTGCCAGTCTTGGTCGTTGTTGAAACCAGCACCAGAGAATCCTTGGATGTGATCCTCAAGAGCTTTTACCAATTCTGCTCTTGCAGTTGTAGTACCAGCCTGAGTACCTCCTGAAGAAGTACCAATTTTAGTAGCACCACCGTCAAGTACATCAGCTACAGTTTCACCAGCGGTGATACCCATAATTCTGAAGATTGGGAAGCCATCAATTCTTGAAAGACCAACAAACTCAGTTGTAATTTCTGCAGAAGCAGAAGTTGCGTTCTGGATGTAGTAAGTAGTACCTACTACGAAGTTTGCAGGGTAACCAGATGCAGGAGAGGTAAGGTTAAACTTGATCATAGATGGAGCAACAGCCAAAGCATCAGCTGCAGTAGATCCAACGTTTGATGGAGCAATTTTACCACCAGAGTATACGTAATCTAGGTAAGAAAGTACGCCAGTAGGACCTGACATTGGGATAACTGGAACGATATCGAAACCAACTGTCTTCGCAGCAACCTGAATTGCAAGAGGAAGAAGTGATGGGAACTTGTCGCCAGATCCTTGGTTAGCAGCGTTGTAGAAAGCAGCGTTAGCTTGCGTACCTACTGCGTTACCTAAGGAGTTGTATCCACCAGGATAAGCGGGTGGTTGTACGGCACCCATACCGTTTACTACTGCAAGAGACTGGTAAGCTCCAGCAGATTCATTTAAGGAGTGGTAGTGGCAATACTTGCTCAACCACTGTTTTTTCTCGGTATCTACGATTCCAGCCTTCTGCTCTACGATCGGGCCCCAGGTATCGAAGATTTCCGCTTCGTTGATTAGTTTCATGTTTTTACTAATTTTTTTTAGGGTTTTTTGTTTTTAGAATTTTCCTTCAAGCGATTTAGCAACCCAATTCAAGTAATCCGAAGAATATGCTTGAGTAGCTTTGCTTGCAGGGGTTTCTGTTGTTTCTTGGCTTTCTTGAAGTTTTTGAAGTCCAACTGGCTTGGCACCAAGTTGACGAGTTGACCAGAAATTCTTGATCTGATAAGCTGTCTCTAAATTGTAAAAATGTGACTGAGCAATAATAGATTGCTTTTGTCCTTCATTTAGAGATTCCCAAATCGGAGCATAATTTTCTGGCATTTCATCGATGAATTTAAATCCTGATGATTTTGCCTCTGAAACTTCTTGTGCTTCATTAATTACCTGATCTGCTTTTTGAGTTTGAGCAGTCGGCTGAACTTTCGCTCTAGCCTCGTTTATATTTGTTTCAGTCTTCTGTGTTTTGACTGATTCAATTAGAGAATCGATTTTGCTGCTAAGATTTGTGTAATCTCCAGCGAAACCAGACTCGACCAATTCGGTGTTAGCAACAAATTCTGCATTGCTTCTTGCATTTTCATTAAGAGATGCATGAGAAGTTCCTTTGATGCTTTCTGAGATAGACTCAGTTTGATTGATATTTCCATTTAGCTTTTCAGCTAGATAATCTGAGTAAGCAATTCCTTTGTTCAAGTTTTCTGCGATGTACTCAGAGTAGTTTAATCCTTGCTCAAGTTTTTCTCCGATGTATTCAGAGTAAGCAATTCCTTTGTCAAGGTTTTCTGCGATGTATTCCGAATAAGCGATACCTTTGTCAAGGTTTTCAGCCAAATACTCAGAGTAAGCTATTCCTTTGTCTACGTTTTCTGCTAAATACTCAGAGTAAGCGATATTCTTATCTAGGTTTTCAGCTACATATTCAGTGTATTGAATTCCGTCGTCAAGTTTTTCAGCTAAATACTTAGAATAATCAATTGCTTTATCAACGTTTTCCGCAACATACTCAGAATAAGAGATTCCCTTGTCTACGTTTTCGGCCAAGTACTTGGAATAAGAAATCGTCTTATCTAGGTTTTCAGCGAGATACTTTGAATAAGTGATGCTTGAATCTAGATTTTCTGCAAGGTACTCGCCATACTTAATTGCACTTTCTAAATTCTCTGCTAAATATTCTGAATATTTCTCAAGTTTAGCAACTCTTTCTTCCAGAGCGGTATTAATCTCGGAATTGTTAGATTCAGCCACTGGCTGAGTGTTTTTCATTTCTGAAATCTGCGTTTCAAGCTCATCCATCTTTTTCTTCAAAAAGATCGAGTATTTGTTGAGCTCGTCTGCAGTTACATATTCTTTGTTGGCCTCCATAACGTTGGATTTATTTTTTTCTTGATTGAATATTTTTTCGAATTCTTCGTTATTTTCAACTTTATATATCTTCACTCCAGATTCATTTTCTATTCCTAGAGATTCATTTACACATTCTAAACTATTAAGAATCGATTTTTTTGACCTTTCTTCGATTTCAAACGAGTTAAATCCGGCGCTTTCGTATACTCTTTCTAATTGAGCGTCCTGAAATCCAGGGTCAGCTACTAGATCGTAAGTGAAAATTTTCTTGATCTGCACCTTTTTGTCAGGTCCAACGTTTCCGGCTGCTCTTGAAGAAATAGAAAGAGGAATTCCAGCATCTACAAGAGATTTAGCAATTTGTCCAGCAGGGGTATCAAGCAAACGGACTTCGATATTAATAACTCTTCCTTCCTTATCGTAAATAAGATCCTGAATCACGTGAGAAATGTTTTTCAAAGAAACGTCAAACTTTTCAGGGTGGTCTAATTCACCAACTAGCCTGTTTTGTTTGATTTTGTCTTTCAAGTAATCTAGATGCGGAAGATACTCGCCCTCTTCATAGATCCTGCTGTTGTTATTTTCTTTTCCAAACTGTGCTGCAATACCTTTAAGTATGTAGGCTCCATCAGAGTTCTCATCTGTTTTAGAAACCTCTAGCTTAGTGTTTTGCTTTTCTAGAATGAAAAGAAGGTTTTCATTTAATAAAGAAAGTTCGTCCATTTCTTGACTTTACTATTATTTAACTTTATATATCCAATCGGTTTTCAGAAAATTACCGTTTTTTTAGTCTTTGTAGGATATACCATCTTCAACGGATTTTGCAAAAGAAAGAGCTGACTCAAAACCTTCCTCTCCTCTTTTAACTATTCTTCTTCTCTTACCCGTTGGTGCAAATCGATTTGTAAGAACCACGCTTATCGGTTCATCTTCACGATCGTATCTAACTTTCACACCAGTAATTGAATCCCAATCATTGATGTTTAATTCTCTTTTCAATTGCTCTGTGGAAAATTCATCGAATATGTTTATTCCACCTTCTACCTCTTTATCTTTGATAGTGAGAGATCCAGATCTACTTTTAATCTGTACGTCACCTCTCGTAGTTTCAACTTTTTTACCTTCAGTGTCAACGTCATCAAAGTTTATCTGTTCTTCATCACCTTGGCCTTCTTCTTCAGGGGTTTCTTCTGTCTCTTCTTTTGGAGGAATGTAAGTGGCTAAACCGTATCTTGGATCGGCTAATGGATCCTCAGAGACGGTTTCAACCAAAACTGGCTGATCTACTTGGGGATCTATACTTTGTTCTCCAACAAGGAAAAATTCGAATTTATCAGGACGCCCTGTCTCATTAGGATCCACAAACCCTATAGAACTAACTCGGTAAGCTATGATTGGAATCTGATCATATCCAGTTCCCTGTAGTTCAATTGGGGAAGAAGATATAACCCCCTCGAGTTCATCTTCGTAGCTTTCCTTTTTCTCTTTTCCTTCTTCACCAGTTTTGTTTTCTGTGTCTGCTTCTGGATCTGCTTCTGTATTAGGTTTGTATTCCCTTCCGAATTCTAAACCAGGTGCTCTTTTTTCATCCTCCTCATTAATTGAAGATTGGTAGTCAAGGAATGAGAGTACTCTTGATTCTTTCAAAGCATTTCCTTCGTGTCCAGTAGATGACTCCTCTACTTTACCTGGAGGGATAGGTAAAAGCTGATCCATGTAGGTGTTTTGAATCTCGCTTTCACTCAAAAGAGAACCGGTAACATTTATTTCTTTACCTTTTTTATCTTTATAGTGGAATTCATATCTGCTCTTAGCTTCAGAAGGCACATAAATTGGGCTTGATGGACTTTCGTCGTAAGCTTGTTTCATGTCTTCCCACTTTGACCAACCAACAAGCGAAGTTCCAATAGTTAATTGGGTAATGTCTGGGATAACTATAGTTTCAAACTCAAGATCGTCGTTGTCAAGGTAACCTCGTTCAAACTTGTCGGAATTTGCAAATGAAAGAAGAACTAGATCGTTGTCCTTCAATAGTTTTTTAAATTGCTTAGAGTTTATCTGAAGAATTATGAAAAGAGATCTTTCTCCAAATTCCCCAATCTTAACCAGTTCCATAGTGGTTCTGGTGTCATCCTTGCTAAATGATAATAAGTCTATCACAAATCCCCAGGCTCCACCACCTCCATCACTTGTCCAACAAATAGTAATAGATTTTCCAGTAGGAATATTTCCAGGGCTGAAAGTACCATAAGCGAAATCATCAACCTCATCGTATTTAGGAGCTTGTTTGTCGCTATACCAATTCCAAATTTGGTTAACACCTGATCCAATTACAGATACCGCGGCGATTACCCATCCAACAGGATTAGAAGCTTCTGCTGCAACAACTGAAGATCCCGCAGCCGCTGCTCCTGCTCCTGCTGCTGCTCTACCTGCCACTGCAGCGGCTGCTCTACCACCAGCTTGAGCAACGAGTCGCTCAGCAGCTAATTTTGTGCTTTGTGCTGCTGCTCCTCTTAACAAGATTCCTCTAGAACTATAAGCTAATCCACCCTCGACAAAAGCTCCAGAAGGTAATGTCACCCTAGCAGCATTAGCTATTGCAGAAGCTCCACCTCTACCGGTGAATGCTTTGGTTGCAAATCCTTTTAATGCTTCCCAAGATGTTTTTATCATTCCTGGAGTTTTAACCGTATTGTATATTTTCTGAGCGTTACCAAAATTCTGGTAAATGTTTCTGGCTCCTTTGTAAAGTCTCCAGGACATAAACATACCACCACCGATTTTAGCAACACCCCAAAGTACCGCTAATTGTGCACCTCCAATAAGAACGTCCTTTGCATACTCTCCTACCTTTTTTAAATAATTGTCTGGGTCTTTTATCGATCCAATGGGAATGCTGTAGTCTACCGAAGCAATAATTACACCAGCACTACTGCCAAGTTTTTTAAGCCTGAGAGCTTGTCTTCCCTCAGGTAGTGGTTTTCCACCTTCTGTAAAAGGATCAACGACAATAGCATATGGTTCTCCGGTTTTGAGATTGTCTATTTTTAAATCGGTATATAATTTTCCTTCTTGCAAAAGCTTATCGATAGCAAATCCAAGTTTTATGAATTTCTTTGTTACTGCTGAGGATCCGGAGTTTTCATTTTCTAAAAGAGCTGCGTATTCAGAAAAAGAAGCTACCTGCTTTCCTTCCCAAATGTTTGTTATTTGATGTTCAAAATAATCTATCGCTGGGTTAGTGGTATTGGCAATATCCTCGATAAGTCTTTCGGTCTTCTCAAAACGATAGTCCTCAGACTCTGCTTGCCATTCTCTAGGATTTTTTTTAAGCCATTCCTTCCATTTGCCTGTGTAAGCCCACCATTGAAAATCGTTCAAATCTGTTGGCTCTCCTCCCAAATCTAAGGGAAGGGACATAAGTGGGAAAATGTTTGAATCTTTGTCAGAAGGCATTCCCTTTATGCTCCCTTTGTATTCCAGTCCCTTTTTAAAAAGTAAAATCATTTCTTAATTTTTTATTCGGAGTAAATCCTGGCATAAGCCTGGGTTAACAGATCGATTATTTTACCTATATATCCGTTATTTCTAAGCAATTTAAAGGCAAGATTACCCACAGAAAATTCTCCATCCTTACTGAGAGATTCCTTGCGCATTTTTTGAATCTTCTCCTTCAACCTTTGAAGGCGCTTATACAAATCCTTAGCATCCTTAGGAAGTGATGAAGAAGAAACCAGCTTCGATTCTAGTGAGTTAATTTCAGAAACAAAAGCTTCGTACTTTTTATTCACATCCTGCTCATCAACCTTCGGAGGATCGAATTCTGGATTTTTAATCCACTTGTCTTCTTTTAAGGAATATAATCCAGTAGATGTGTGAGGCTCGTGTATGTCTTGTAGGTAAAGCTCAACGTCATGGCCACGAAGAATAACATCGTGTCTCATGTTCCAGATGAATCTGACACCATCAATAGCAGCTTTCAGAACTTCTTTAGGCGAATCAATCTTTTTGAAATCCACCAGCACGTGCACATCTAAATCAGAATGATCTGTGTAGTTGTAGTTTGCTAAAGATCCAGTAAGCTGGATGTCCTCTATAGGGAGATCACCTAAAAGGTCTTCGAACTTGGAATAGAAATCTTCGGATATCTTTAAAAGCTTCTTTCTAACTAAAGAATCGAACTTCCATTTGACATCGCCATTTTTGGTTTTGTACTTGTCCCAAAACTTCGGATTCAGCTCATCATTATAAAATGATCCGATCTTATCCTCGTTTAAAGAAAACTTATCAAAACTAATTACTCCGCTCACAAAAAAGGATTATTTGGAAATTATATATCCAAATAATCCCTAAGACATTTTGTAAAAAATTATTTTGCTACTTTCAGTAGTAGATCGATTACCGTTTTTACGTCACGCTCGCAATATTCTTTTACTAGTTCAAGATCTTCCCCAGCCCAAAAGTGACCGCTTACTTTGGAACCATCCATATCTTCTTTGGGTGACTCAATACCGAGCGAACAGGATAAGAGATCAAGCGAAAGATATTTTTGCTGACTCCAACTTCCGAAGGCAAATACCTCCGACGTGTCGATAAACGGAATCTCCCAGGGTTTCTTATCCCAGATAACCAAATTTGGAGGCAGATCCATATCCGGGGAAGTGTATATCATTCTTTTACCCAAACAAGGAACATCAAAACCTTTTATGTTATGTCCTGCTAACTTCATTGACTTGATAGCTGCATTTGTTAAAACTTTTGCAGTTTTAGCAAGAATATCTTTTTCGTCTTTCCCATAAAAAGAAGTCATCCTCACATCCCCGGTATCTTGCAAAACACCGAAAGATACGCAAACAACTCTAGAAAATTCTGGCTCCAATGTTGCTTTCTCTTTGTAGATCTTGGAATCATCCAGATCCCTCATTTCCTCGTATGCTGTTCTGTAATATTTAGCTCTTCTTGACCAAAGGGCAGCAAGCCTTGGATTTTCCTCCGTAAGATGTTCAAAATCTTGAGATCCTGTTGCGGTCTCAACATCAAGAAACAAACAATTTTCTAAAATTCTTTTACTTATCATATGATTCAATTTTCCATTTAGGGTCGTACCAAAAGTTTCTACCACCTCGGTCCAACACGGTTTTCATTTCCTTATTTCCATAGCATTTCATGAAGCTCCTTACGCTAGAGACTTCACCAAAAGGATTTTTCCAATCCTTGATTGTTCCACCTCCAATATCATAAACAAGTATTGGAATATCACGGCAAAGAGAAAAAAGCTCCCACCTGTGTTTTTCTATGAAATCTCGAGCTGTGGTGAAAGGACTGGTTTGTGGGATTCTATACAAAATCTCAGCCCTTAAATAATTTCCAATACCATTAAAAAATCTCTGGTCCATTAGAACTTCGCAGATTGGTTTATCAAAAGCTCTCTGTGATAGATTCTGATTTATGTTATTACAAAATCTGAAGTAGTCTGTGGTTGGATCCGGACCTCTTTTTGAATTCCAATATCCCCAATTCCATTTACCAAATCTTCTGATGTCGACAAAAGCCAAATGTCCACCGTCTACACAATCAAATTGTAAATGGGTGTGCTTAACTTTTTCAGATCCATCCGGAACCCATTCGAATCTGCCTCCCATTCCCATTGTCATCATCAAATGTTTGACTTCAACATTCTTTTCATGGCAGAAAGCCTCCGCAGTTGAGATCTCAAGCATGAGCTCCTTTCCTCTGGATTTGGCCCTAATTTCAAAGGGGAATTCTACGTCCTTACTTAGGTCTTTCCATTTATGTTCCGGATTCTTCTCTATAGAGTAGAAAACTTTGCCTTCTGAAACGCTGTTGACGTAATCTGCTGTAAGCTTTAATTCAGCTAATTCTGGCATTTTGTGATTTTTTTCAAAACTAAGTAAATAAGACGAAGTAAAAAAATTATTTCTTCTCTATTTTATTGATAACCATTGGTTTCAAAGAGATCAATTCAGAAAGATATTTAAGACACGCCCTTGATTCAATCGGGGAATCAATAACAATGTCTATATCCAATCCAAAAGTTGGTATCCGGTGTTTTAAATAATTTGAAGGTGAAGGTGATAAAGCTATCCCGTTTTGATCCACCTCAGAGGACTCTGAGTGAATGAATAAAGGAGTTTGACCAACAGGCCAAGTAGAGACCGAAAGAAATAAAGCCTCCCTGATCGAAAGACCTCCGTTATTGAATTGATGTGGCAATAACCTAAAGACAATAGGAATTTTGCTTGTATAGTAAACCCCGCTCAATAAATCTGTAACTGAAAACAACGAAGGTTTTTCGTCATTACAAACAGCTATCTTCGATAGCACTTTGTTGCCCAAGGATTCTGCATTATCACAAAATCTTTGCATAGTTACTTTTCTAGCACCATATGCACTTCCTATTCGTAAAACAATAGAAGGACCAGAAACTCCAATCTGATCTAGAAAACAAGCTAAATCATTAACTATGAGTTTACTTGATGCCACTGCATCCTCCAATTGGCTTCCTAGAAAAAATTGAGATGGTAAAAAAAATACAACTCTGTGGTTGTTGGTTTTCAGTAACCTATAGATTTCCCAAATTTTTCTTGCATCCTCAGATTCATCTTCTACGAGGTCAAAGTTTGGAACGATAAAATTTTGGGGAATTTCAAAACAAGAAATATTAAGACCTGAATTTTGGTTTTCGTAAATCTTCGAAGAAACGAGATCCAAAAAGGAAGATGCCTGAAGAGCGGATTTCGAGAATAAATCCTTACTGACAGATCCCAAACGGTTTAATTTTCTACTTAATATCATCAAGATATTTTAGAAAAGAAAAGCAATAAAGTTTCTAATTTACAACCTCTAGACCCAATCTTTGGTTGTTGTATACTGTTGGTGAATTGTAAACGTCTGATGGTAAATCTAGTCGGAATCTAGAAACTATTTCTTTGTGCCCCTTGTCTCCGTTATCTACAAATTCAACCGAACCTGGGATAAGTTCTAAAACTTCCTCTTTTTGCTTCTTTTTGGAATGAACCTGCACGTGATATCTGTATGACTTATTGTCCGGTGTTCTTTCCGATCTAACTACCATTCCAGCAACCTTTTCTTTAGAATTTATTGGAGTTCCAATAACAATATCACCAACCTGGAATTCAGATCCTTTTACGTTTCTTTTGATATTAGGATCAGGTCCCACAGTTACGGAAAGATCCTTATATGGCTTATATTGTACTTTGAATACACCATTAGCGCCACCATAGCCGTAGGTATCTCCAAAGACACCAACATCAAAAAATTCGTTTATGGTTTTTATGTACTTCAAAGTTGTGAATTATTTGTCTATTTATCTACTTTGTCTGCCGACTTTTTGAGATCAAGCAATTCTTGTAGTTTTCCTGCCAATTCATAATTTTCACTTTGCAGAGCTTTTTGTAGCATAGAATTCAAAATCACCGAATCCGCAAAATTAGGATCCTTAGGATCTTCAGGACTCGCGTCAATGGTTAACGAAATTCTTTGAGGTGCATAAAATACTTCCAATCTGGAATCAACTTTGTATTCCTCCTCTTCTCCCTCTTCAATTGCTTCACCTTCTTCATCTTCCCAAATTAGGTCCCAGTCTTGGTTGAACCAGAAAATCATCCATTGTCCATAAACAAATTTAGATATGTCATTACTGATAACGAATCTAAGCAAAAACTTGAGTTCGTTTTTAACATCATTCTTGGTTAAAGAATCAGAATATGGCTTTCTTTTTAAACCGGGGATTACTTCGCTTCCTCCTCCCACACCAAATTTAAAAACTTTATTAACCTCATAGATTGTATCCCAATCTAGGCTCTGTATTACTTTTTCAATTAGTTTTTGAAAATCTTTTCTCATGGTTGTGGGAATAAAATGACTTTTTATATATCAGGACTACTTATTGGACACATTTATCTGCTCACCTATTGATTCTACCCACTGGTGGTATTTAGAAGGATAGAAATTTTTTAAATCAGATAATTCCCTTTTGGAAACGTTAAACCTTTCCCTTATAAATTTTTCGACCTCAGGGTCAGCTTCCTTCAGATCTGTTGTCTCTTTCTTGCTTACACCCTTTTTGGTTTTAGTAAAAATCCAATTGGGCATTTTATTATAGTGTCTAGAAAGGGTTGAATGCCACCAATCTGCTACTGGTCTGGGCATTATTTTCGTGTGGTTAAATTGATTTGCCTGACTAGGAAACTGAATTGACATGATCCGGTTGAGCATGAAAAAATTTCTTACCTTATCATTTCTAGAAACCTTATCCCATTCTTTGTCTGCCTTGAAAATGGTTTTTACGATGTCGAATAGCTCCATGAATTAAAAATGCTTAAATGGGTCAAAACTTGAAGGTTCCGAGCTTTTCGAAACCCATGAGGTTCCCTCTAATATCTTTACTCTGTCCAGAGTGATTGGTTTCTTTTCTAGTGATATTCCTCTTCTTATTTCTTCGATAACTCTTTTGGTAACTTCAAACGGAATGACAGTCTTGTCCAGCCACATAAGTTTGTAGTTTCTCTTAAGATTTTCAGATGCCTTTAAACGATTTTCGGTGTTGTCTATTTCTTTCATCAACCTCAGTGAGTAACCAGAGACCCAATCTAGAAAATCGTTGTCATCAATGAGAATAGAAAATTCAGTCTCTTTCCATTTACTTTCAGCAAGAGACTCTAACATTGTCTCCGCCTTTTTAGGTGTCATACGGTTTGTTTTACCATTAACAACACTTTCCCAAATACCAGGAACAGCATCTCCCTTGTCACCAACGAGCATTTTAGTAAAAATAAAATCTCTAGGGGTTATCTCAGTGACCTCAATTTTGCTTCGAAATTCCTTCATCTTTTCTTTATCCGGATCCATTACGGAACTCATATCAAAAATTGAAGACTCCTCGGATTTATTGAGCCAATTTCTCTCCCAATCAATAGGGACGAATAAAGAGTTGTTCTTTGAATTAGCGTTCCAGACTACAGTCCAGTTATCATCTTTCCAGCGGGCAAGTTGGTGCATGTCCTTGTCACCCGATATGATTATGCAGTTTTGTTTCTTAGTATTAAAATAGTCTGCCCAGAAATAAAGTAAATCATCTCCCTCAGCACCCGTTACCTTTGAAAAGATAAATCCCATCTTTTCCAGGTGGTTTCCGAAAGCTTCTAAAAGATGAAAAAATACAGTCCAGTCAACCTCTTCGTCTTTTACCCTGTTAGATTTATAACCACCGCCCTCAATTTCTACATCTTTCCTCCAACTTCTGCTATCAGAAGCAAAAATAAGTTTTCCTCCGGTCGGGATAGACCTGAGAGAAGCGCAAAGATCTGTTGATATTTTTTTGATGAACATAGATTGCTCGTTCTCACTACCTAAAATATCTTCCGGATTTTTGTTACCATATCCACCAAAAACTCCAAAAGTTTTATGGAAGATATAGTTTCCGTCAATTAAAACATTAATCATTTTCTATTCCAATTTTTGATTCTTCAATAATCTCTAAAAAAGTGTCAAACGTAGGATCTGTTATTCTCAGATCGTAATCATTAAACCCTTCAAAATCGTTGTGGTCTGCAGCCAATCTTCTCTCTACATTATCAGCATCGTTTCTTTGCATCAACCGATTTCTTCTAATAGGCTCCTCAATATCCAAATAGACAACAAATGATTCTGATCTATCTTCGGGTAGCAATTTACTTAGACCTGATGGGGTCATTATAAAAAGCTGACTTGAATAAAATTCGGACTTGGAAGTTCCGTAAATCCAATTATTGAAGGTTACACATTCATAGAAAGAATCGTTTAAGATCAAACTTTCTGCTTCAGAATCTGAAATGAAGAAATAGTCAACCCCATTAACTTCTCCTTCTCTAGCTGATCTTGTTGTGTGCGAGGTACAATATTTGTAACCCAATATTTCTAGATTTTTTCTAAGATAATCTTTTCCAGAACCGCCTTTACCTACAATTACAATCCTTCTTATCATTCAACCAATTTTTGTATCTTGAAAATTAAAGAAAGTAAGCTTACCACTGGGTCAATTACTAGTTGTCTTTGGGATTGGTGGTGTGCTACTTCTACAATAACGCCAGGAATTATCTTTGCATAACTTGACTTATTCTTAATTATCCAGTTAATAAACTCCTCACCAAGGGCTGTCATAACATCATCTATCTTGCTAGAATATTGACCGACAATGACCTGATAGTTTGCTATGGGATCCTTAGATTCAAATATCATTTTGTAAAGATCCTCATATGACCACGAAGAATCCCTTACCCTTGAAATATCAATTTGCTTAACACCTTCAATTACCCAGGTCTGGATACGATTGAGAGAAGATCTTAAATCTGGGAAATATTCCTTCTCAAACTCAGAAAGAGAATCATCATCGATTTGGATATTAAGTTTACCCAGAATAAGTCTTACCCGGTCTCTCCATTCTTTACGAATCTTGTCTTCTTCTGCTTGATTGACTGGGTCGAAATTGATAACCTCAAATCTGCTTTGGATTGCTTCTGGAACCTTATTGATCCAGTTACATGTCGCTACAAAGCGTGTGTTGTTTGCAAATTTTTCTATGGTACCTCTAAGTGCTTTGTAAAACTGATCTGAAGCACCATCAAACTCGTCCAGTACAACAACTTTCTTAGATGACTTACCATCCATTATACTAATGGTTGAACAGAAGTCATTTATTTTCGTTCTGATAGTTTCTACTGAACTCTCGTCAGAAACGTTTATGAAAAGGTGTGGTAAGTCCTTAGAAAGGATCTTAGCCAAGGTTGTTTTTCCACAACCAGGGGACCCAGCCAAAAGAACATTGTGATTTAAACCTTTGTCTTCAAAAAGAACCCGAATTCGATCCGGGAGAATCATATGTCTGATTTCTTTTGGGCGTAACTTCTCCGTCAGTAACTGCTCTATCATAAAAACTCTTTATTCTTTTACGGAATCAAGAGCTTATAGTTTCCACATTTAGAACAAATTAGACAGGTCATCAGCCACATTCTTATCGCTACGAACTTCGATAAACCTGGGTAAAAAAAGACTCCTATTATCGTGCTTATCCGTGATAGGTACATTGTATTGGACTGCAACGATCTTACCAACCAATGAATCGGGATCTGTGCTGAGTTCCCGTAGATCGTGGTCCGTAAAACCGGCTCCAATTTTTACATTTAAAGTTTTAGAAAGATCAGTACAAATTAGTCCACCTATAAATCCTTCCCTTTTTCCCTCACCGGGATACCATCCTGTTATTTCTAGATCACAGTCATTAACCTCTTTGAGCTTAACCCAACTTTTACTTCTCTTACATTCGTAAAAGTGGTCATTCTTGCAAATAACCCCTTCACCACCTTCAGATACGATCCGTTTATAAATTCCAAGAATTTCTTCCATCGAATCAACCTCCCACATGGTTCCTAGTTTGACAGAGGAATTTTCACCAAGTTGGGAAAGTAAAAGCTCTAGGGTTGTTCTCCTTTCGCTATACAAGGTTTTGCCCTTTCCCTTTCTCAAGACCTCATATAGATCAATGTCAAATACATTGAAAAGAAAGTTTTTATCAATGTCATCGGGGGCAGTCCCTTTTAATATTTGTGTTACTTTTCCTGAAACTGATTTTCTATTAAGATCCGTCAATTCCCCATCTATGAAAATGCCGGACATTCCGTTTGTTATCTTCTGGAGTTCAGAACTGATATTTTGTAACTTTGAAGAATCTAGTTCATTGAAAGCTCTAGTGAAAAATGAAAATCCGCCATCCGCGTTTTTTACGGCAATCACTCGGACGCCGTCATACTTTTCTTCGCAATAGATCTTTTCCCATTTTTCAATCTCCTTCTGATCATCAGTAGCAAGCATTAAAGAAGGGTCAGGAATCAATTCCTTACCGACCGCCTTATTAATAAGCTTTGCTCCTATCCCAATATTCATTCTCTTTGTGAGAATTTTCATTAGGGTCTTTCTTAGATTTTGATCTAACGATACATCTTCAGAAAAATTGAAATAGAGAAGCCATTCTGCTCTGGACCTTAGGTTATCATTAGCCGCTGGAGCTGATTTAAGCTCCTCTACGACATCAACAAAGTTTTTCCAGAACAATCCCTCATTACCTGAATAAGATCTTGTAGGCAAAGAAAAATCAAGCTCTAACTTATGTAATTTGGTAGTCACAAAAGGATTGAAACATATATCCAAAGCATAAATCATTCGATCCGACAAATTTTCAGAAATTAGTCTCTGCTTTTCTTTCTGCGATCCGTTTCCGGTGAGTCCTTCAATCTGGTAAAAAATTTCTATCTCTCTTAGCATAAAATCGTTTTATACTTCAAATGTAAAAATTAGTAGCGGAAAGAAAAAATTAAACCAGTAAATTCTCGAAAAAAGAATTCTCTAAACACATTCCCAAGTTCAATGCTTCCACGAATAAGTCATTTGTGTTTATTGGAACTGCGCCAGAAATCCTACAAACCATAGATCCAGCGAGATTAGAAATATCCAATGTGTCCTTTATGCAAACCCCAGAAAGGTGCATAAGCATGAAAACAGCACTAACTGTATCTCCCGCTCCAGAGACATCTGTTACATCAATCTTATAACCGTCGACTGTTTCTGAAAAATTTTCACCTTTAGCAAGCATTCCATTTTCGGACATAGTAACTAAAATATTACCAAAGCTGAAATTCTTTCTGATTTGGTCACCCACTTTAATTATTTCATCGACTGAAAGAGATTTGTGGGCCTGTATTTCAGCAGCATTTTTCAATTCAGAAAGATTAGGTTTTATCCAATCAGCTCCACTATATCGATTAAAATCCTTTTCTTTAGGGTCAACCAATACGACCTTTTCGTATTTCTTACATCTGCTAATTATTTCTTGCAGTATGATTTCTGTCAACAATCCTTTCCCATAATCCTGTATTATGACTCCGTCAATTATAGAGATTACTCTTTCAAATTCTTGCAACAATAAATTTTGGATGTGTTCCGAGATTGGTTCAGTGCTTTCCGAATCAATCCTTGCTATTTGGTGATTGTTGCCAACAATTCTGGTCTTTTCAGTAGTTACTCTGGCTGGGTCTTCAACCAACATAGTTATCACCCCTTTCTGTTTGCACAGTTCTTTCACTATTTCACCAGATTGATCTAAACCTGTTATTCCAAGCAAGTAACACTCAGAACCAAAAGAGGTAACATTTTGAGCAACGTTTGCAGCTCCGCCAAGACAATAAACGGAATTACTCTTTAAAACTACTGGAACTGGAGCTTCTGGAGAAACTCTGAATACCCTACCGTGGATATAGTGATCTAATATAACGTCCCCGATAACTAAAATCTTCTTCGAAGAAACGATATTTTTTATTTTCATTCATTAAAAATTAAAGAGTAAATTCAGGCGTTGCAGCTCCTTCTTCACCTTCGCCTCCACCTTCTTTCTCTTTCTCCTTAGCTCTTTTCTCTGCTTCTTCCTCCTCTTTTTTCTTGTAGAGCTTGTTTTTCTTGATCTCGTCCATAGTTAAGCCCATGTACCTAGAAATGAGAAAGTCTTTATCGAAATAGGCTTCTTCCTCCTCACCTATCTTTTGTTTCATTTCCCCTAGAGAATTAATAAACTCGGTTCTCTTTGTGTAGTTCTGTAACTGGATCATTTCTTCAAATAGGTTCTCTCTGACAAAATCTAAACCTAAGTTGGACTTAAAAGCATTGTCTTTCGATAGTTCAGGAAAATCCAAACACATTTGAATGTACAAGGGTTTTACCATAATCTCTTGGAAAATAGAACGAAGACGGGTCAGAAATTTTTCAAATCTTATCTCGTCTCTTTCTAACTGATCAATACTGATTTGGTAGTTTGCCGGAGTTCCACCTCTGAATGCAAATCTTGCATAAGGGATCTTAGAGTCCAGCTTTAATTTATTGTAAAAATAAACGACATTTTCCATGACATTGAAATCTGGTCCATTAGGATCCAAAGTTTCAATTTGTGGAGATTGGCCGTCTTTTTCTGGGAAAAGATAATTTTTGTAAAACTGAACCTTGGGTCTACCATTTACTGTTAATTCCCCAGATGTATCATTTAATTCAATTTCTTCCTTGTATATCGACATCAGCTGCCCCAGGGTTTGCATTGCTTTTTGTTGGGACTGAGATCCAACAGGTATTACAAACTTTAGACGATAGGAGGCATTCATCACATTCCAGATTACACGGGTGTTTTCCATGATTCTCAGGATATTGTATGATCTTATCAACCTTTCAACGTAGCTTACTCTAGAGATAGTATTTCCCTTAGCGTAAGAAATATAGATCACCTGCTCACTTTTTAACCTCCTCGTCATTTTGTTATCCTGTGGGTACTGAATCCAAATTTGTTCAAACTCACCATTAGGCTGAGGTTCCGTTGCAGGTTGGAGGGATGTCGGATCTAATTCTTTGAAACCCACGATCTGTTTTCCGTCGGTTGCATAAACAATTTCAAAAGCAAGGAAACCATCAATTAAAAACTGCCTGAAGTATTGCCAGGCAAGAACACTTTGCTGGAATCCAAACAGCATGTACAATTTTCGGAAAGTCTCATCAAGCTTTTCTACAACTTCTGGTTTGAGATCAATATTTGAAAGCGCGGGATAACCGAAGAAATTTTTGTCATCGTAATTTATTGCGTCATCAGAAAGAGTATCTAAAATAAAATCTATCTCTCCGTTGAGTGAAAACTTTCGAAGGAAGTCTCTTTTCCCGACATAATCTTTATCGAAATAGGCAATGTATTTTCTAACCTTAGTATCCTGATAACCTAGTGTCCAGTAAAATGCGTCATTTTCAGTGAATCCGGTTCCATGTTCTCCAATGAAATTTGACTCCGTTGCACCGATAGCTTGAGAGTTTCTGATAACCATATCTTGGTACTCCATACCAAACCTTCCTATACGAGAAAGGTTCTTATACAGGTTACCCATAAAAGATCTTTCCTGAACGTAATCTAAAAATCCTGCCATTTCTTATCTTATTCTGTTGGTGGAGGGGTTTCAGCAGGTGCTTCCTCAGCTGGAGCTTCAGCTGGTGCCTCCTCAGCTGGAGCTTCGGCGGCTGGAGCTGCAGCGGCAGCTTCTTTAGCTTTCTTCTTCTCCTCTTCACTTCTTTTCTTCCTGGCTTCTTTATTAGCCTTTATGTCATCCTGAGTCATTCCAAGGTAATTTTCAATAAGATAAGCTAAAGAGAAATATGGTGCTCCGGTATCATCAGTCAGAGCGTACATTGATTCGATTTGGGTTTTCTTAGCAGTCATCGTTTCAATCTCCTGATTCATCCTGAATGGGTTATCCGAAACGAAATTTAGGCCCAGTTGGCTCTTAAATAAGTAGTCCTTTTCTAATTCAGGAAAATCTTTTACTGTTTGGATCCAAAGAGGTTTAACCAAAATATCCTGGAATATTGACCTTAACCTGTTTATAAACTTAGCAAATCTTATTTCTTCCTTGTCCAATCCTTCAGCACCGTTCGAATAATTACCAATTGAACCACCATCAGGACCTTGAAATCTAGAAAAAGGAATTTTAGATTCTTGTACGAGCTTATCGAAGAAATATGCAAGTGGTGCAGGATCATTAAGGTTAGGACCAGCAGTATTCAATGGCTCTATAGTTGGCGTACCGTTGACACCAGAAGGCATAAGGTAGTTCTTGTAAAATTGGATCTTTGGCCTTCCATCAACTGTAAGTTCCCCACTTTCATCATTGAATCTAATATCTTCCTTATAGATGCTCATAAGCTCACCTAAGGTTTGCATTGCCTTTTGTGGTGATCTAGATCCAATCGGAACAGTCATCTTCATTCTAAAAGAAGCATTCATTACTGACCAAATAACCCTGGTGTATTCAATGATTCTTAGGATGTTGTAAGGTCTGATCAGGCGTTCTGTATAACTGACCCTGGAGACAGTGTTACCTTTTGCATAAGAAATGTAGATGACTTGGGAGTCATAAAGCATCCTTTTCTTATTTATATCTTTAGGATATTGCCACCAAACACTTAGATAAGTACCATCCGGTTGTTTTTCCACCGAGGGCATCAAAGTGGTAGCATCTAGTTCTTTGAAACCAATGATGTTTTTTCCTTTATCATCATAAACGATCTCAAATGCTATGAATCCATCTACCAAAAGCTGCTTGAAATATTGCCAGCCGCTGACGTCATCAGTAAAGCCAAACATTTCATAAAGCTTTTTGTAATTTTCGTTTATTCGATCCTTTACCTTGTCTTTGACATCGGTAAGATTTAAAAAAGCTGGATAAGCAAAGAAGTTGTATGAATCATACGTAATTGATTCGTCACAAACTGTGTCAAGAATATACTCTATTTCAGGGTTCAGTGCAAACTTCCTGAGGTAGTCCCTCTTGCCCGGATAATCCTTATCGAAATATCCTATGAATTGTCTAGTTGTAGTATCTTGTCTACCTAAAGAATAAAGCAAATTCTCATCATCGATGGTTTGCTTCTTCATGAATTCAGCCTCAATCGCACCAATAGCTTGAGAGTTTTTGATGACCATGTCACCATATCGCATTCCAAAGTTACTTAAAGACTTTACTGAGTCTCTAATTCTTTGAAAGACGGGGTTACCGCTTTGGTTTTCGTTGAATCCAGCCATTAGATTTACACTTCAATGTTGTTTTTGTACAACAGATCAAAGATTTAATTTCGATCTATAATCATTATATATCCCAGAAATAAGTTGTCCCTCTATCTTATCTCCAGTGAAATAGGGTAGTCTGACCCAGTCTTGGTAATCCAGTACCTTCACATTTCCTGCATAGGACTTCTTAAATCCAGTCAATGCATTTCTCCATCCTGTGCCCTTAAGGATAGTATCTAAAGAATTATACAGATTTGGGATGGGTTGCAATGAATTCGATTTTTCGTTTTCTTTGAATATGTTGAAAAACTGATCTGATATTGTCAATATAATCCTTCCTCTTAAGTCAGGTGGAATTATATTTAGATCCAGAGATAATAGAATTTCTCCAACTTCTCTTTTTTCTTGACGGATAAAAAGAAAAATTGGATTTCTGTTTATAAAAGGATGTCTATTGGAAGTCTTTGTTTTTGTGGTATAATCCATGATATAAATTACTCCAGGAACAAAAGTACCATCGAAGGAAATCTTTTGCGATTTAGATTCCGCTCCGTATTTTTTTTGAAAAAGGGAATTAGTATCTGCAGAAATAGCAGAAGGTGACTGGAAAGAGTTCCTTAGTTCTTTTATTTGATCTTCTATAAGCTTCACTTACTCTTGAACAGGAAATTTTCATCTACAACACCGAATCTGTAACCTCTAGCATCTGCCCATCTTTGAGCTGCTTTAAATTTTGCCTGATTGGTAATCCACACTTGCATTTTGTGGTTGTATGACTTGAGCTTAGCTAAAGTTGCATTCCCCTCTAGCAATGGTTTTTTAAAATGTGATTGGGGTTTTACCTCTACTATCCAATCCTGTGTAGTGTCATCGTCTTTTAAGACTTGCATGTAAAAGTCCACATTATACTGGTGGTCTTTTTTATCTAAAGGATTATAGTAAGGAATTTTAATTGGCTCCGAACTCCATTTCAGGATTTTCTCGTTATTATCGCAATACTTGCAGAATCTAAACTCCCAGGAGGATCTGCATATTATATTGTGAACGTCCCCAATATATTTTTCAGGATTTCTTGGTACATACAGGCCAGATTTATAATCCCCATTGGGTTTTATTTTCTTTATATCTGGCATGAAAACTAAACATTATATGAATTGTCCTCGCCGGTGATGTGTGAGAACGGGATAGTTTTAGGAGATTTTGGTGGATGAATTTTTTTCCATCCTTTAGCAAAACCATTCTTAGCAATCTGCGTATAATAAGCAAAAGGATTGTTTGATTTAGTAGGATCAAATCTGTTCCAATACTTAACCAAGTCTTCCATAGCAAAAGCCATACAATCTGCTTTATCTTCTGGATCCCTATACGCCATTTTCTTAGATATCCCCTGAACCATTAATCCAAACATCTCGATAGTTTCGTTGGTTAACTGCCCCTTTTCTTTAGACGCAAGAATGGCAGCCATCAGGTCCGCATTTTTTACATAAGCTTTTGCCATCTTTTTCCTTTTATATTAATTTTAGATTAAACCTCGAGGTTAGTTTCGGGGCTATGACTTATCTTCTTCTGGTCCGTCTTCAGAAGAAATGAGTGTCTCATCGGAGGATTCTTTTCCGTCCGGTGCGACACTCATTTTACCTTTGATTTCGTCGACGTCTGGATCTGGTGATTCAGATTGTTCTTTTGCTGTCGGAGCAAAAGCCCAAACTCGACTAAGTATTTTCTTTAGTTTTTTTTTGACTCTTCACTTTCGTCAATTGCAGTCTCATTAGAGATTGCTCCAGAAAGAGTCTTCAAAAAATCTTGAACTTCTTTTGAATCTTTATTGTTTTTCAAGAATTCAATAGCCTCGTCAAGGTTATATCCCATTTCGTGATTTACCTCGATATCAGTATCAGCTTTAGCTCCAGCATCTGGTGCAATTGCCAAAGCAGGATCTATATTCATAACATCTGGCTTGTTCTCATCACCCTGTGTAACCTTTACCGCGTAATCTATTTCTTTAGTTCCGCCTGGTGCTACTGCAAGTTGCTGATTGGTTTTTTCAATTTCTGATGCCTCATCAAGATTGTATCCCATCTCTGTTCCAACCTCGTTGTGCTTTTTCATTCCTTGTCCGTCTCCGGGAGCAGAAGCCAAAGCAGCATCAGTTTTCATGATTTCTGGATTTTTTTCTTCTCCTTGAGCAACCTTTAAATCGTAATTAGCTTTACTTCTTCCTCCAGGAGCCTCTGCTAATTCCTGTGAGTTCTTTTCAATATCACCTTCAGAAATTTCAGCATCACCAACCTCTTCATCATTCTCTTCGTTCACGTTGTAACCAACTTTGTCAACTAGAGAATCCTTGATTTTAATTTCATAGTTAGTCTCTTTCTGGCTTCCTTCAGGTGCTTCTTCTAAATTAGCATGCTCTTCTTTCTCGATATCCTTTTTTCCTGGAGTATCTTGGTCTTTGCCAGTTGGAGCAGCAGATGTATTTGCTTTGAGAGTAGCCGCTGGTGTTTTATCGACAGAATCTTTAGTTTCCTTAGAAGGAGCGATTGCCATTTCATTTTCTTTCACTTCCTCTTGGGATTGATCATCCTCTTGGTTTTCTTCTCCAGCGTTATTAAGAGCTTCCTCGATATCAACGATCTCATCCATTCTAAAATCCCCAGTACGTCCGTTGTCCATAAGAACTGTGTAGGAACCTGAGGTAGAATCAACAGAAATAATCTTTCCGGTGTTTCCTGATTCTTTAACTTTAACATAGTCACCAACTTGGAATTTTTCGTCCTCGTTTACATTTTGAATTTCTTCGGACGAAGAGTCTATTTTCTCAATCTCCTCGTTCACCGCTGACCATTTCTTTCTTAGCGAACTTAGTTCCTGCTCGAGCATCATTTTAGCCCTTTGCATTTCTTTGGAGTTATTGTAGAGAGGGTTGGTTGTCATCAAGGTATCGAGTTTGTTAATCTCATTTTCGATTACCGAGATGTTTTCTAAAATTTGTTTCCTATCATTGATCATGATGGATTTGATTTTAGTCTCACCTTCCAAAAATTCTGTAAGACCTTCTGAAATATCATATTTCAAGAATTCCTTCACCATGCTCGATGCCTGAGTTCCATTCACTTTGTAAAGCGAATTCTCATTCATTGCATTGTTGATTCTGTTAAGGTATAATTGGTTATTCCATTTGATGATGTTTACCGAGGCACCCTCGTAAACCTTAGACTCTAATCTTTTAGCAAAATCCAACTCGACAATTTTGTCGAAATTTGTGTAAACGTTAATTAGGTCAGAAACTGCTTTTGATTCATTAACTCCAAAAGATCCAGAGATTTCAAGGCCAACTTGCTTTGCAAGCTGATTAAGATCCGAGAATTGAAGCTTAGTTCCGTTTGTGTAAATACTTACAGAATCATTTTCTTCTACCAATTTATAAGTGTGATTTCCAACGAAGAATGAAAGTCCGTTCTCGTTTACTTTAACCATCGGTGAGTAGAAAGCTTCTAACAAAGATTTGAAATCTACAGGTAAAACATCATATTGAGCTTTGGAAATTTTCCTGATTCCTTCAGAATCACCTTCGAAGATGTTGTTTCCAATAGAGAAAACGGTTTTACCACCTGCAACATGTACTGGTGAAAATACCCTTCTTACAGAAGAGTTACCGTTGTGTACTGGAATAGCCAATTTGGATTCTGTTGACTCCATTAGGGAAAGTGTGTTAACCAAATTCTTTACAGTTGGATTGAAAGACCATCTTGCAAGATCTTTAGATAGCATAGCAACCGACTTGTTCTCTGAAACTAACCACTTATTCAAAGATTCAGTTACTGGGGAATAAAAATCTGAGCCTGCACTTTTCTCAATAGAATAAAGTGCTTTCGATACTTCAATTTCTGGTTTTAGTCCAGATATTTTATTGCCAATAGACTCAATCAGATTTTTAACTTTAGAATCCCATGAAAAATTCTGAAACTCAGTCACAAAGGACTCAGCTACCAAATATTCTGGGAGATTATTGTTTTTAAGTAGATGTACGTATTTTTCACAAAGGATTTTCACGTTTGGGTGTTCATAAATTCCAGTGCCCTTCAAAGAAAGGATGGATTCAAAAACACCAAGATTATTGACCCCTTGTGAATTCATGAAAGCTTTTGCTGAAGGATCCTTCTCTATAAGCTCTTTTAAACTTTCAGAGATAGGTTCGATCCTAAGATCTTTTTCTTCAGTCTTACCGTCTACGTAAGAACCAGATGTTTTAGAAGACTTACTTCCAACTCCAGACCAAGACTCCATCAGCTTTTGTGCTGCATTCTTTGATGCCTCTAACTCTTGCTTTCTGATCATTTCAAGAGGGTTGATTGTAGTTCCTTCTGTTTCTTTCACTGTTTGTCCGACAGATTCCATCACAGCAGACTCGTTCAAAACTTCACCGTTTTGAATTTTTCTTATGTGAGATTCGCAAACCGATTTGACTTCGGGATTAGTGGTGTTGTCCCTTAGTGTTTTTAATTGATTGAGTAAATCCATTCTACTTATGTTTTTTTGCTTTCTATATATCACAATCGTGATATTGAAACTTTTCCATTTATATATTCAGACAAACAAAAGAAATTTGTTGATATCATCTCGCTATTAATATCTCTAGCTTGACGTCAAAATCAAGGTGTGGATTTGTAAAAATAAAGCCACCGTCCCGATAAGGTAAATAGTCCTCACTTAAATTCCATCCAGTCATCTCTGAATCAGTTGTACCGAGTTTACTCCCCGTGAGGATCATTAACTCTCCTATGTTGTATGTTTCAGACCTATATGTCCAGGTAATGTACTTCTGAACCTGCGGGGTACCATTTGATGGTGTAGGAACACCAGGAATAATAGGAACCTGAGATCCGTAAAGAATTGGATTTTTAGGTTCCGGGTATTTTACTTTAACAGCAACCCATCTCACAAAACCATTCACGTCACCTATATCAGTTTGGCTAACCTTAACACTTCTGCCCGCTCTGAGCGTTATTTTTAATCTAGAATAAGACTGAACATTGCTGGCTAAATCTTTGAAATCTAGAAAATTTGTGATGTTATAATCTTCCTCAAGGACAAACTTATCCTTCTTAAAAATAAATCCCGGTACTGGAACTGGTGGACAAATTATAGGTCTTGTAGCCATTAGCTTGCTGTTAATATTGTTAGTTTTACAGAATACTCAGTTGAATTAGAAAACACAAATCCACCCGTTGCTGCGCCTGTGTAGCCTACCTGTTCATCTATATTAGGCAAAGTTTGCCATCCTTTCCAGGAAGCGTCTGGCTTTACCTGACCTGTTAACATCATCATTTCTGACATGATGTATCTCCTTCCAGAATTATAATGCCAATAAAGGAGCCTTTGATCGTCAGTAGCGTCAGCATAATATTCAGCCTTTGCTAGTAGCAAACTAACTTCTCCCAAGGTTGTGTCAAATTCTCCTGGGTCCAAATTGATTGATGTGTCTGGAGCTATAACAAAGGTTTGTTTCTGGTAACCAGAAAATGATTGAAGAGGATGGAAAAACTCAGAAAGATCTAAAGTTTCATCGATGCTTGCATGATAGGCCACGTTAAGAGAACTCTGAAAAAGTCTTACCTGGTGGGGATCATTGTAGTTCGAGAAGGTCAGGTTTACTCTCCTCATTGAACCTTCATCATTGGCAATCAATGTATATTGGGTTTCAAAAGGACCTGTCTGGCCTGCTCTTAGAGCTGGATTACTATCACCCAAACCAAATACCACCCCAGAGGTAGCACCCTGACTGGATCCACCACCATAAATTTCGTAAGAATCTCCTATGTTACTGCTCATTAAAGTTTGGTTGGATTGATATCGGTATTCGTTGGCATTTGTACTTTTTGGGTTACCCTCCTGTTTGAATTTACATTTTCAACTTCGGAAACATGATATGCGTTCTCATTTCCAACATTCGTGGCGGGTACTTCCTCAACTTCATCACTGTTTTCCTCATCCTCTCCGGCATCAAGAACAGTTTCATGAAGCATTTGTAAATCTTCGTTAAAGACTAGAGGCTCACTGATGTCTTCTAGTTTTTCCTGTTCAGGTTCTTCGACTATCTCCTCTGGTGATTCTATAACCGAGGTTTCCTGTGTTTCTTCGGGTTTGATGTAATCCACAAGTGACTTTATAAATCCAAGTGCTACAATCGGCAGGATAGCACCAGACACTATTGACAAAACTCTCTTTTGGAAAATTACCTCCTCCTCAATTAGCCCGAATAGTTCGGACCAAGCAGCGAAATCCTCCAAGTTGACATAAGCATAGTATGTGTTACCCATTGCTTGCATTGCTGTGAGAAGGAAAAATAGCATCCACACTAAAGATTTGTTCATCTTCTGTAAAGCAATTAAGGAAGCCAACGAAGCAGCAGCACCAACCTCAAATGCAATTGCTAGAGATACTGCCAACCAGGTAGGATTAGATAGCTTGAAGAAATCAATTACGTGGATGGTGGAAATAACAGACACCATCAGGTAAAGAGTGACAAAAGTCCCAATTATAAACCTACTAACGAGTTTGTTACTATTTTTCACCTTGGTCCATTCTACTTTTAATTTCAGAAAGGGAAGTTTTCTTCTTGTCAAAATCATCCTCATAAATAAGGAATTCAAACATAACCTGTCTCATCTCTTTCTTCATCTCCACTTTAGATACGATATTCACTGAATCAATTTTAGCAGAGATTTGTTTGTTGTGTTTTTCAATTCTGTCAATATCGCTGTTAACGCCGCATTGTCTAAGAAATACGATAACTAGGAATCCAAGAACGATGTATTGGAAATTGTCTTTTATTTTTTGTAGCATAAGATAAAATTTTTAGTTTTTCTATATATCCATTTGAAATCCCTTTACACGAAAAAAGCGCCGAAAGGCGCTTTTCATATTCAGGTTGTAGTAGTTTAGGCTAATTCAATTCCCTGCTGTGCTGCTGCAAGTTCTTTTTCAAGCTCCTGAATCTCCCTTGCATCTTGCTTTGCTGATTCAAGTGCCTGCTCGAAAGGTTTAAGCAGACTGATAAAATCTTTAGCCTCCTTCAAACCATTTCCAGATTGTTTAGAAATAAAGTAATGACTTGCTTCTAAAGGTAGTGCTTGCATGTAAAGGATGCTATTCTTGATTCCGTCTTTTTTGAGTTCATCCAATACTTTACAGATTTCGATAACACCAAGAGCTTCTTTTTCTCTCCAAGAAGCTTTCTCGTTCATGAAATCCACATATCGATCGATCAGGCTGTCGTTTTCAAACTGGACAGCATAAACCTTGGTAGAAAGTTTTTGTTTAGCAGAAACAAGGTTTTCTTCAGCAGCCTTGATTCTTTCCAAATTCAATTTAGAAAGCACGTCTTCGCCTAAAGCATCAACAAGTCCTTCTGCGTTTATTTCTACTGTTTTTTCCGTAATCTTTTTGTTAGCCATTATTTTGTCTTTTATTTTTTTAGTTTAAAATGGGAATAAGTTTCACGATTATACGTTGAAAATATCAAATTCCTCTCTATTGTGTTGCAAATAAATTTTAAGTCTTTCCCTTAGGTCTTTTACAGGATAGATCTTCGGTTTTTCCTGGGGTCCAATATGGCAAAGGAAACCGCCATCAGTTTTTAGACCAGTCTCCTCCTCTATAATTAAACGATAAAGACTAATTTGAATCGAGTACTCGTTATGAGAATTTTCGTAAAGGTCAGCAAAAGGATGTAATAGTTTCTTATACTTTCCCTTGGGATGCTTATCGTCTTTAAATTCCTTGTTTGTTTTCCAATCACCAATTAAAAAAAGAAGCTTATTTTGCTTCTTGTCCCACATAAGAAATGGCTGATCGACAGTTCCTGCTATTCTCCACTTTTTAGAAAAAACTTTTAATTCAGGCTGTAGAGGAACTAGATCTTTAAATCTCTCCTCGTGCAATGCTAAAAATTTTTCCACTCTCTCCTTAAGATCTTCCTCCTCGGGTAAGGGAGGATTTAGTCCAGCCCAAAAATCTTCAATCCATTTATGAACCCTGGTTCCAAGATCGTTTGCCACGTCAGCTTTCGATTGCCAGTCTTTTTTTACCTCCGAAACATCAACGCCATACTCTTGAGCTTTTTTCCCCGCCCAGAAATCACGATCAAATGGTACTTTGAACTTTTTTAGAAATGTTGTAACCGAATCATACCTGACGCCTTCGAAATGATAAGAATGCTCAGACTCGTTGAAAATGAAACTTGGATCCTTAAATATGTCAAGCTTTGCTTGGTACTCCCTTTTTACTTTAATTAAATCTGTCAAAATCCGAAATAGTTTAGTATCCAATCCCAATTACTTACTAGCAAAATTATTCCAGTAATCTCCGCAAGAAACCTAAAAATCCAAAACCAGGATATATGTCGGAAGAAGAAATAGTAAATTACTAAAAATGAATCACCGTTAGTTTCCTCGATGGGCTTCAGTGTCGGTGTGATAATCTCCTGTAGATTCAAAGTAGTTAAATAGTCATTAACACCTTTAATCTCTTCAAACACAAAAGCCGGTCTTGCATCTGCAGGAAAATCACGAGACATTGTCACTTCCGGTGGAAGATTAACAACTGTGTAAAGCCTACCTATCCAATCATACCTCAGCCTCATCTTCATCCAGATAGGAGAATTGAGTTTTTCTTTTCTTATAATTGCTCGATAGTCGAGGTAAATTTTGATCTCTCTTAAAACATCGAGAAGACCAAAGATTGCAATAAATCTAGCTAGCATTAGTTATCAAATTTTGATTTTCCAAGAGCATCCTCCATTTTCTTACGAATTTTAGTTCTGGCCCTCCTGATTCGGGTTGCTATAGAACGTTTCTTAATTCCGTATTTGTCGGCTATGTCTTTGTATTTCATTCCATTAATCTCTCTATCTATCATAATTTCACGATAGAGCTCAGGTAGATCTTTGATCTCGTCTATGACCTGCTCATAAACATCGTCTATATCTGATCCACCACAAAGAAATTCCCAAAGTGGATCTCCCTCAATATCATATGATGGGTTCTTTTCTTCAGACTTTGCTGAAGTGAATTCCATTTCTTCAGCGCTTTGGGTGACGTATCTCTTCCTGCTTTTAAGTAATAGCAAAGATTCGTTTCTTGCAATATTATAACACCAGGTGGAGAAATTTCCACGATCGCTATCATATTGATCTATCTTCAGATAAACCTTAGACATTGCATTCGAAAAAGCATCTTCTGCTAATTCGAAATCTTTAAGTATTGTGTAACAATGATTTAAAACTCCAGGTCTTACTCTTTCATATAGAGGATTGAATTCCCTTTCGTTCCTTGTTTTGATGAAGTTCTCTGCCAGAACTTGAATGTTTTTTTCCTTTGCCATTTGATTCCCTAAATTCCCTTTTAATTTCTAATTATTCCCAATTCTTACGATTTCTATTCCAGCCTTGAATAAGAATTCTAAAGATTCTACCTTTCGGTATAAGTCTCTAAAGACCAATCTTTTAATCCCGCTCTGTATGATTAATTTAGAGCATTCGAAGCAAGGAGAAACCGTAACATATAAAGTTGATCCGTCCGAACTTTGGGTGCTTTTCGCCAATTTAGTAATCGCGTTCGCTTCTGCGTGAAGTACATACGAGAGTGTTGTATTCTCTTCATCCTCGCAGTCATTTGAGAATCCAGTAGGGGAGCCGTTATAGCCATCAGAGATAATTGATTTATCCTTAACTATTAAACTCCCTACCTTCATTCTATTGCAATGCGAGTTTGTCCCCCAAACTTCAGCCATCCGAAGATAGACAAGATCCATTTTCCTATCCTTAGGAATGTAAAAGGTTTCGTCTATTTCATCAAAAGAATTTTCACAAAGAGCAACTGAGTTGATTTTTGGTTTAGCTATCCAAAAATTGTTAAGAACACTACCGCTTTCAAAAAAAGCTTCAGAGTTCAGCAAAGATGGTAAATTTAGTGTCATAGGGTATTATTTGTAAACTACGGAAACAAATATACTATTTCCTAGCGTTCAGAAAAAAATAAATTATGAACAATTTCAAAAATTGTTCGAGTTGGGACGGAATGGAAAATCAGAGGAAACTGTTAGAGGGGCTTTTAAAGCACCATAGATTGAAGCTAGCAAAGCCTTAATCTCATTGAGATCTTTAGTAGGTATTCCTGCTCCACCCATTCCAGTTGCTTGAGACATCTGTGTCTTCACATCATTAAATTGCGAAGCAATTTGGGACTTGAGATCAGAACTTGGTGTTTTGGATGGTTCCTCAACTTTTGCTGGGGTAGGTGTGGGTGCAGGTGTGGGTGCAGGCGTTGACGGTTTTTGTTCAGGAGCTTTCTCTTTCAAAGTATTCTGTTCCTTGACCAATGATGCTTTTTTTGCTTCGACAGAGGCTTCCAATTCTTTCCTTTTGTCCTCCGGTAGTTTACTCAAAAGTTGTTGTTTATAAGATTCAAGAGCAGAAGCTGCAGAAAGGTTACTGGATGTGAGATCCTTTAAAGTTGGTGCAGCCTTCACTTGTTCTGCAGGTTTTTCTGGCGTGGGTGCTGGGGATGAAGTTACAACTTCTTCAAGTTTAGGAGTGCTTGCCTCAACAGTGACTGCTGGTGGTGGTTGTACTTTCTTTATTTCTTGTGTATTGATCGGGGTACCGTAGTCTTTATACTCATATCTTTCTCTTGCATCACTATCATTAAAATAACTTAACTCGTCTTTCAGATAATCTGGATCGGATAAAAATTCGGGTAATTCAGATGGATCTAATTCGGTTTGAGCATATTTTATGAATGCGCTTACAAAACTATCGGGTTCGGTCGGGCTGAGTTCTTTGACCGCTTTTCTGAGTTTCATGAAAGTTTCCACATCATAATCTGAATCTGTTACTCCCACACCGCTTTTGCTTGTCAGCAAAGAATCCATTAAAGCATCTTCGGCACTGGTTTTAACAGTAGATCCCGCTTTTAATTCAACGAGCTCCGGCCCTTTTTCGCCAACTACTGCTAATCCGTTTTTTTCTACTGTTCCCCCGTCTGCAAGTCCTGGTATTTTCTGTGATGCTTTTCCAACCAAGCCTTTTATTGTATCACCACCCAACAAATTTTTGAAATCCGGAGAGTTACCAGATTTAACTTGAGCAATTTGGTTTGGGACATTCGATAAAAAATCCGACACAGATCCAGTGAAGGATTGGGTCATCTTCTCGGTTAGAGATGAGATGAGCTTATTATTCTGATCCGAAAATGTTTTACTGAATGACTCTGTGAAGCTTTTGAATGTTTGCTCCACGTTTCCTCCACCCTTATTTGAATCCTTTAAACTTGTAGCAAGATCCTTCAGCCCTTTAGATGCTTCCAAATTTGTTTTACTCTGCTCCTTCAGTTCTTGGAAAAGTATATCCATGTTACTAGAAAGACTCGAGATTTCTTTTAGAAGTTTGCCGGTATCATTAGCCATTATTCAGAAGGGTGATTTTCAAATTATATATCCTCTACCGCAGAGATCACTTACTGAAGCTAAAGACCTCAACTTGTCCACTTTCAGCAATTCTCTTCTTATTCTCCTTCTCGACTGCGTCGTTAAGCTTATCCAGCCAGATTTGATACTCGTAAAATGGGATAGATTCAAGCCACTCTGGATTTACCTGGTGTTCTTTCCAAAGTCTAAACTTGATATCAAAATAATTCTCTAAAGATATCTGAAATAACGAAAAGAGATCTGAACCCGGAGGGAAAGGTAATTGGAGCGGTGACCTCCCCTTCACCGCATGAATCACACTTCAAGCGTGCTTTAAGTTTTGTACCTACTTTAATCTTGTCAGCTAGCTCAAAATAAACTGAGAATTCCTCCTTGGTCCATTGTTCAGAAGAACTAATCATTGCCTCTCTTATCTTGAATTCGTCTAAACCTCTCCAGTCTTCAAAGTAAAAAGGAGCAATTTTGATAAAACTCTGGTCTACCTCTTCGCCTCTTCTTACCGCATTCTTGACAAAATCAGAAATTGCCCTGGTAACCCCAATAGATGGGACTGTCATTTTAACAGTCTTACCTATTCGTCTGATCGGGAACACAAATTTTCTTTCCTTGAATGAATAATATTTCATTAAATTCTCATCCAAATCATAGTTGCTCAGTACACCGGTTCGAAGCTCTATCGCTTCCATACCATTGCAGCCTTTAGTTGAGCAGGAACGGGTACCATCAAGAATAATTCGATTTTCCCCTTTGACAAATGTCAAATCCCGAATAGCCATAATAACGAAGAATCTATCTTCTTGCTTAAGATCCTTATAGGAAACCACCGATCCTGTATCTCCAAATTTAATTGTACAACAGGAATCTAGAACGTAATTTAGTTTGGAGTCGATGTCAAGCATATCATCTTCATCGATCATTGAGTATTGTCTAATCTCCTTTACCTCAGCTGCTCTGATTGCGATCCTAGAGTTTTCTGGGTAAAACAGACCTTTAGAAGGAAGCATTCCAAGGGGAAGGTTTTTCCAACCTAGATCCATAGGAGCTTGTTCTTTAAATTCTGGCTGAGCAGGAATAGTTTCCTTTGGTTTTTCCTCTTCTTGAATTTGTGGGGTTTGCTGTGGTTGATCAGAATAAACGTTCGTTAAAACCTCAGGCTCTAAACTCAGATCACTCGGATCGTCATATCTGATGCCACCTTGAATTTCTTTTTCCCTTAATATCTCTTCAGGAGATAGATTATAATTTTCTGGCATGGTTCATTTTTCTTTATATACCAACAATAGGTAAAACCAAGAAATTATAGAAAAGTAAAAAGTTAAAGTTCCGATTATAAGAATAGATCTCTCCAGTAATCTGACTTCCAGGTCGTATCTATTGTATAAAGAGCGTCTCCTGAGTCATAGGACAAGTCCATAGCATTTATAGCTTCTACCAAGAAACAATTGTTCAAGGTGATTCTTCTGAAAACATCACCTTGCTTATTAAATACAGAAACCACCATCGAACCAACATAATCTCTTTTTAATCCCATAGCACCTGTTAGTGGATTGTAAATTAAGTCCGACCATTGTCTAAGAATCTTGTAGATAGCCATCGAATTGGCCTCATTAAGGTTAACCTCAAAACTCATTGTGAACTGAACGTCCGATGTAGAAGGTTCTCCCCCTGCATATCTCCTTTCAGCAAACTTGTAATATTGTGTAACAGCGTCTGATGGTTGAATATCGACCTGCAATGCTGAAATGTTCTTAACTTGTTGAGTCAGAATATTCTCCCCGTTGAAAGTTGTGTTAGCCAAAGTTACTGCTGGCGGTGGAGTAATAAGAACCTCAAACTGGTTTAAGAAAACCGGTTCGTAGTTGTTTCTTGCTGCTTTTGAATTATTGAAATGAGGTAAACCTGCCATTTATTTCCTTTTATTTTATAAGAATAAATCTTCCCAATAATCTACCGCCCATGTCATGTTAATTTCATATAAGGTGGTACCGTTGGTGTATTCAAGTTCCATCGGATCAATAGCTTTGAGTGGGAAGCAATCTCTAAGGGTAATTCTTCTGAATACGTCTCCGTTCTTATTGAATACCGAGATTATAATTGTTCCAACATAATCTGCTTTTATTCCCTGAGCACCTGTAAGAGGATTGTAAATTAAATCCGTCCACTGACGCAAAGTTTTAAAAACATACATCGAATTGGCATCATCCAAGTTCACACTGAACTTGAGTGCCAAATCTAATGTAGTAGTATCGGGTTTACCCCCAGCATAGTTTCTCTTAGCGAATTTGTATTTCTGAGCAACAAAACTAGGATTCTTATCTACATCAAGTCCACCAACAGAAATTACATGCTCAAGCAGAATTGGTCCTCCAGCAACAGGTCCAGGAGGGATAACATTCACCTCAAATTGGTTGAGGTAAACGGGTTCAAACCTATTTACTGCACTTAGAGAATTTTGATAGTGTGGTAAACCAGCCATTTATTCCAAGATCTTTTTTTTATTTATCTTCAAAGTAGATTTTCATTCAATTATACAAACTGTATAAATCCACCAGCTGCGATACCTCCAGTTCTAGTAACTGTAATTCTGTTGATGAATTTTTGGATACCTCTTGCTGGTTCGATTATTACATCGATGATTCCGATATTCTGATCGATAATTGAAGGAGGGTTGTTAGATGAATCCATGATTACTTGGTAAGCATAGATACCTCCACCTGCTCTTACACCATCAAGATAGTTATCAACCAAAGTTTTAATTTCAAGCCTGATTGAATCCTCGTTAAAGTCGAATAGGTAGTTAGCCATGATTTCTTCAACGTCGTTTTCTACGCTGATCAATAGATCTCTAACGTGTACAAGGTTGAAGGCGGAGTTAACCGTTTGGTAAGCTGTTTGGTTACCAAAGATAACGACACCCAAATTTCTTCTTTTGATGATCGGGTTTAATCCTACAGGTTCTAACCATCCTCTGTCCTGATCAGTGAAGTCGTATTCAACACCAACTACGTTTTGTCCGGAAATTACCCCTCTCTTCTGCCCGGCGATAATACTGTAAGGTTCTCCGTTTGCAAATTTTCTTACAAAGTTATTGGAAACATATGCTGCTGGTGGAACGTTTACATTCTTATTATTTTCCCTGATAGTTATAAAAGGTGTATAATAAGCTGCGAACTTAGATCCTTGGTCTTCTGTTGGAAGACTGAATGTGTAAGTTGGGTTCAGTGATAGGTTACCTCCTTCTGAAATGTACTGAGCCTTCAAAGAAGGATAAGGATTAACCTGTGTAGGTGCATCTGTAAATCTAGGATCAGTGGATGCTCTAAACTGTGCCATCGAAGGAGCATTGATTAAAGCCAAAGCCTTTTGTCTCATCATAGCCAACTTACTCAATTGGTATTTTGAGTTAGGTAGGATTTGTCCACTGAATGTATCGACAATGTATCGGAATGAAATAACATCCTTAGCTGCTAATGTGGCTGCAATATTTGTGTTATACATTACATCTAGTATCTCAGAAACTCTTACGTCAGTACCATTAGGTCTGTGAGAATCTCTCATAGTGAACCCTTGTAGGTAAGTGAAGTCGAATGAACGAGTGAACTGAGGAATAGATTGGAATTTTTGTACTTGGATAGGACTTCCGGCGTAGAATAAAATAGGTCTAGCAGTAGTTACCCTTACAACATTTTGTGTAGCTGTCTGTGCAACGGCAGTTACTCTTGTTAATCTGTTTTGTCTATTTTGCCCTACAGTTTCGCAAATATCTAAATCTGTAGATACGATTAGGTCTCCCACCGATATTGGTGAACTTGGGGTGGAAGAAATAGTGAAGTTCGTAGGATCAATTTGTGTAATAACGTCAATGAATTGGTTGATAGAACCAACTGAAGAAACAATATCTGTTTTTCCAGCAGATACAGTTAAACCAATGTTATCTGAAGCGTAAACTGAACCAAATGCAGGATAGTCTGTTAATTGTCCAGGGCTTAGCCTTTCAACTCCAGAGAAAGTTCTTGCATAGGTAACGTTGAACTGATCCCTGTCTACTGTTTGATCATAGCTTACATAGTTTACAGAACTTCCGGTTTGGTTTAACCAAATCTGATCTCCGTTAGCTAATTCTTCAAATAATACATCTTGATAGAATTGTGTACTTATCTGTCCAGTGAGAACGTTATCAGGTGTACCCGCAGTTGCTCCAGTTGCTGGATCAACGTCCGTGATATCTAAATAATCAGAAGCAGCTATTTGATAATAACCTGTTCCAATGTAACCAGCTGTAGCTCCAACTAAATTAGAATAAGGCACGACAGTAACGCCTTGAGCAGCATATGACGGAGTATCCAATGGGTGTGTCCAAGTCAGAATCACTTCTCCGGCAGATTGAATAGCTCCTGAAATTTTAAGTTTTACAATGTCGTTCGAAGCGAACTGGTTAATAACACTTCCAGTTAAACCAGTAAGACCCGCTACTTTTCCTATGACATAAGGAGATGCAGTAGTAGACGGTGTTGCAAAAGAAGCAAGTGTTAGCTTTTGGTCTGATGTTAAAGAAGCACCGGTGACGCCAGAGTTTGTCTTGATATAATGTAATCCACCATAAGTAAGAGATGCTGAATAAGCATCGAAGGCGGTATCTAGAACTCCAGCTGTCGCTCCAGTTGCAGAGCTCAAACTAAATAATGTTCCTGTCTTTATTGTTTGAGCACCTACTCCATTGTCGTCGATTTCTGTGCTGTTCTGTGAGTAAAGGTAATCAGCTGTTAAATTCTGATCATAACTCAAGAAGTTCAATCTTGCATCAACTATATCCCTATCTGCAGTGAGCTCGTCAATTAAGTGATGCCCAACTAGATCGATTTTGTATGGATTGGTACAAATGCTATCCATAGCGTCCTCGTCTACTGCGCAGAATAACCCGGTTGAAGGAGTATTGTTGTTTATTAGTGTTTGGATGTACTGGTTGTTACCATTCAAGTCAACAAAATCAGGAATGATACATCCAGTAGTTTGAGTGACAATGTTTACATCCGGTTGTGATAGGAAATTATTGATTTGGCTTTTAATAAATCCATTTCTCGTGAAATAAGCACTCCATTTAGGATCTAGAGAAAGAGTTTCGTAATCAGTCCAGTTTCCTGAAACCGAAATTACATCGATAAAGTAATCTGAGATGTAATCGTAAGGATGCATAAATGGAGGTACGTTATCAGCACCATACCAATCAATAGCAAAAACATCGTAACCTTGAAGAGGCTGAACAGCATCCGTAGATTTTCTGACAATAACGCTCATCGCTTGTTTTCCCAAATTAACAAGGTTAAAGAGTCTTCCAGTATCTACCGTAGAAAGTGTAGCTAAGAAATAGTCAGGATCAGCAAACCAGAATCTTTCTTTGTTGTAAAAAGATGAATACAGTCTAGAGGTTAAAACACCGTTTGATTGCTCAGTGTCAACAGAGTAGCCAAAGTAATTAACAACGTCCGCGGTTGGACTATCTATATCATCGTTCAACGCCATAAGATTAAGTCCGAAAACTGGACCTTGTCCTAAACAAGTGAAGATTGATCTTTGAAAGAAGGATCCCTTCGCTTCCAAAGTTTTATCAATGTCTCCAAAAATTGCTATAGCAGTTGTTACGTCTGGTAGGTAAACGGGAGCGTTAAAAGGTCCTTTATTTGAGAATCCTACTACCAGTCTGATAGTCTGAGATGTCAGGATTACGTTTTCCGACGCATCAAACTCTAATGTATAAACACCGGAGGCTTTGAATTGGGATAAATCAAGTTTGATTTTCTTTGCCATTATTATTCAAGTGATATTTTTGCCTAGTATATATCATACCTTAAGGAAGCATTTTAGGTGCAACCTGGTTTTAAATCTATATATCAGAATTGATTATTTTTTTAGAGGAGTTGGCTAAAAGAGCTGTAAAAACCACCCTCTTTTGTGCCTTCGTCTCCACTTGAGCCATCACTAAGTTTGGAGTCAATTAAATCACGGTAGGATTCTCCCAGTTCATCATACAGCTCACCAACGAGATCGTAGAAATCAGAAGATTCGAATAGACCAGACAAATTAACAACCGACATTGCAACATCATCATGCCCGGTTTGGCTTGAATAGGTTCCTCTAGAATTAAGACCAAAAGAAAAAAGCTCAGGTATGGTCCAGGACTTTTCGTTTAGAAGTATTCGATTTAGTCTCACGTAAGACCTTAGCATCTCACAGTATTTGAGCTTATTTTTTTCGTTGTATTTAATACCAGGTTTTCTTGTCCTTGCTGATTCGGTGTGCTTTGTATGAACAAACGTTTCAACTGGAATATCATCATTCAAAGAAAGCTTGTCTATCAGTAACTCTCCCTTGAAATTGATTTCTAAAAGTACTCTAACATTATCCGGTTTGAAAACCTTCAGCAAAAGGTTCTCCAATAATTTCTTAAAATCTTCGATTTCTATTTCATTGTCCCGATAAATACCAACCTGTAAGAGTCCAAAAAAGTCAGATTCGTCTTGAAAATCATCAAGGTCCTCTATTACCTTTTTTGGTAAAGGGACAACTTTAAAAATATTCATAACTGTATAGTCGCCTTTTCCACCCCCGGCTAAATCTATTGATATTACAAATCTGTTGGACTTCAGCGTTTCATCATCTAAAATGAATTTAGGATGCCATCTAAAGTTTTCATAAAAAATCCCAACATCGTCTAATGCATCGATCTCGCGCCAATCATATTCAATCTCATTAGACTTAATTTTCTTTAGCTCGTTCGATCCAAGAAGAAGAGTCGAAGAACTTAGAAACTGATTTCCATATTCTTGGTTGAATAACTCTTCAGATCCCAAGTTAGCGATTTCATTCTTTTTCCATACCTCATCCCTTCCTGGGACTTGCCACCAATCAACACGAATAGGATTAAACGTGTTCTCTCCCGTAACAGCTGCTTGATAGAGTTCATAGAATTTATTCATTCCATTTGGTGTGGAAGTAATAATAATTCTTGATACCTTGGAAGAAGAAACCGTAGGATAAGTTGATCTAAAGAAAGATTCTATAAAGTTGGGATGAATGTGTGCAAACTCATCCATGTAAAGAAAGTGAATAGTAAAACCAATTGCTGATGTTTTAGTCGTAGTCTTTGCGATTGCTCTACATCCATTATCAAACTTCATAGACATCACATTATTAACCACCATACCAGGTTTTAAGAACCAAGGCAGACCTTTTACGATCGCCTTAATCTTATCCATCAATTCTTCAGCAGTAGATCCTACGTTTGCTAAGATCATTGCGTTTTTATCATGATTGAAAAGTAAATACCAAACAAGAACAATTGCTGAAGTGATTGATTTACCTACCTGGCGTGGAGCTAGGAATATGTTGAACCTATTAGCTTGATATTCTCTTAAAACAGACTCTTGATAATCTCTTAATCGGACATAAAACAGACCGTCGTCGGTCATGACTCTACAATATTTTGCAAAGTATACTACGTCTTTTGCACACCTTTCTATTTCCAGAATTTCTTCATTAGTATATTCCCACAGTAAATTAGATCGTTTTAATTCTGGATCGCCGTCATGGAATGGATTATCAACGGATTTATAGTCCAATCCCTCTTCTTCTACACGGAAAAGCAATTGTTCAACTTTGGAAGTACTCCAATAATTAGATTCTTTTTCTTCTATTTCAGCCATATAAAATTAGTTGAATAGGTCATCATCAACCTCTAGGAAGTCTTCATCACTCAAAGAAACGTTTCTTGAAGCATCTATTTCAGCCTTCCTCTTCGCATTAACCACTGCGTTGTCATTCTCTTCGACAACTCTAACATCCTCTATTTCAGATCCTAGGATGTCTCGTAATCCTTCCATCAGACCCTTGGTACCTCTTACCTTGATTCCATTTCCACCAACACCATTTGGATTTGCAGAAAAACTATCCTCGGTGTCGTTGCTGGGTTCCAAAGTGAAAGATCCAACATCAGATTTTTTTTCGATCTGGTGTTGAATTTTCTTGTACCCCTCTTCCATTTTATCAACGTAGTTCTGGTAGTCCTTGGGCATTTGCATTATCTGGGATTGGAGTTGAGCAAGAACCTCAAACATTCTTGGGTTCGCATTTCCCAAATCTATCTCTTCGAGCAACTTGGTGATAGCGTGTTGTGCTGTTTTCAATTGCAACATCATAGAAGCTAGATTCATAGAATCAATTTTCTTCTTGTATTCTACATAATCTACCTTGTCGATAAAGTTCTCGTCGAGGTAGAATTTAACAATTGAATCTAAAAGACTTTTTGCATCAGACCCGGTAGTTTGCTGAGCAGTGGAAAAATCCATCAGATCTGTTGTTTTAAGTCTCGGCAATTCCTCAGCCTTAACAGCATCAAAGTCTAGGTCTTCGTCGTTCAATATTGAATCTAGACTTTCCTTAATTTTTTCTTGGACAACCCTCTCAGGTTTTGGTTTTCTTCTAGGCATTTTTGTAGTTTTTATTACCTATTTCTTGCGAACTTAGGCAAGACTAGTTTTGGTTTAGCGTTATCAATAATATAGGCAAGCTGTGCATCTCTAACAGTGTTTTGGTTGAGAACTATAGATTGCTTATCAATATCTATCATATTCTTAAATAATCTCACGTTAGACAGCAATAAAGGGGATGTGTATATCTTGTATGCATTGTTATCTGTACCGTATAAAGGATTATCAAAATCAGTAACTATTTCTTTTGGTGCGTCAAAAGTGTAAGCTGTTGTTAAAGTCCTGTAATCCTCATGTACTTTTATTAAGTTGGTAGTTTGCTCGTTTGGGTTTGTTGGATCATATGACATTTTCCAAATGTTAATACCCATTTGTCTGTACTTATTGGAAATGTTTACCACCACCCCGTACCATTCTCCTTGCTCCGGAACAAATTGCAGTCTAGAATCGTATGTCAAATCATTTAGGAGGATTTCAATACTTCCCTGCTGAATATAATTGTTATTCGCAGGATCGTTAGTTCCAGAATGGACCAAATCAATTCTCAAACCTTTGAGATCTCCGTTGCTGTCATAATAAGTCCCGTCTATGAGATTTCTTGCTTGAGCCTTTTGCATTTTCCAATTCGACATATTTGTTGCATAAGGTAAGTTTGGATTTGCAACGGTAAATTGGAATTCGTCGGGAGTAGAAAGAACTTTAAATCCACCCGAGTGATTCAGATCTGCAGAAATAGCCACATAGCCTTCTGGATTTTCTGCAAAATCCATGAAAGGCTGTAAACCATGTTTATATGGGTATGAGCTATAAAGAATAGCAGAAGCAGTTTCAGAAACTTTAGTTATAGGAGCTGGAGAGAAAGGTTTTTTAGCAAGAGAGTTTTCGTTAACATAATTCTTCAGACTAAACCAACAAGTGTAAGACAGTTCTCCCTCCTCAGCTAAATAAGGAAGATTCTTATATCTTACCGCATTCCTATATTTATTAGGTTCAAATATGAATTCTGAATCTGTTACAAAGGCATCTGCTAAATCATAGTAATTATTGAAAACTATGGTCCAGTTGTTATTCAGATCATATCCAATAATCGGAAGGTTTTCGTAAACATACGACCTGATAGGATCCTCACTTCTCCTTTGGGTGGAAGTTTGATATTGTTGAGGTTTAGTAATTTTTTCCTCCTCAGCAATTGTTTCTGCTCCAAATAAGTCTTGGGTGTTGATCGCTATTCCATCTAGTTCTTCCTTATATGCTGGATCTTTGAAATAAGTGTTTGACTTAGGAGAGTATTTTTTGAGCTCTATCTTATAATAGACCGGGGAATACATGAAATCCCTAAACAAATATGTGGAATTGATCTCATATATTCTGTTAGTAAGAGGAAAGTAGATAATATCTCTTTTTCTTGGCTGAGACCCCTTTCCGAAAATACTTTCGAAATATGTCTTATCTATGTGAATTTCAAAAGGTTCTTCAAACTGAATTCCAAATGGATCATAATTTGGTTTATTATCAGGAAACTGATTAGAAGGAACCATAACCTTCACACACTTCTCATCGACAACATCGAAGAGTGTGTATTCTTTAAGAATCACATCTTTAGCTCTTGCTTGCGGTTGGACTGAATAGTAGTTAGTCTCAAATCCAAAAACCTTGTTGACCACCAAACTTAAATCCTTGTATAGATTGATAGCCTTGTTAATAGCGTAGGGATTGAACGTATAGTTACAATTATCAAAAACAACAGGACGATTAGATTTTTCAGGAGAACACGAAGGAACAGGTTTTCTAATTACAAGATTATCAATTACACTATTAGGACCGCTGGCTCCTGTTGCGTAGGTTAATTCAAGGTCAAAATCTAGAATTACAATCGAAGGATCGATTGGCTCATTACTTTCAAAAGCAATCGTTCCATCAGAGTTTAGTATTACTGAGGTAAATCTGAATTCAGGATAAAAAGGATTTGCTGGATTTAGGGGGATGGAAAATATATCCGAGGAGTTATTGGAAGTGTATCCTTGTGAAAAACCTGTCAATGCTGTACCAACGTTTGCCCAAAGAGACCATGATACACCATCAACAGAATATCTGAAGTCTACCGCAATATCGTTTACAACCTCGGAATTTGCTTCACCATCCAATATAATTCCTCCGTTAACTACAGCACCAGCAGTTTCAATTAACCACCCATCAAAAGATTGGACAAATTGGAAAGGAGAATCCCAAGTAAGAACCCTATAATTACCAATATATGTAAAATTTAAAGCACTATCAAACTGCTGCATCCTTGATGCATACTGAGCAGCATCCGCACAAGGCACATAATAATAAATGCCATCAGATGCTTCCGCTGTGTGATATCCGTTACATCCAAGCTGGATTGCCCTAGCTAGGGCAGCATCTGGGGTAGAGAAAAAGTTATCTGTGCTTTGTTGATAAACTTTTGTCGTGTTCTCTAGTTCGTCCTGGTATCGGAACCTTGGATCAGAAAGATCTCTTTGCTCCCCATTACCATTATAAACTGGAATACCCTTTTTAGGAAATCTATTTTCTGGATAAAATTGCATTAGCTACGTCATATTGTTTACAAACAGTCTCCTGATTGTATTTATATATCCGCAGCAAAAAATGAGGTTTTATAGTTGCTCTTTTTCTAGAAGTTCTATGTGTTCAAGAACCATTTCAACGGAGATACTCTTGGTACATTCAAACCTTCTTTCCGTTTCTTTAAGTCTAGGACACCAATCCCAATCGCCTCGATCAAATTTGTGAGAGGGATCATTAAAGCACCCGTTACAAACATTCTTATTGATAACCCTATAATTCTTAGTTGCAAATTCACATTTTGGATCAGAAAATCCGCTAATCATAACAACAGGTTTTCCTAATGCCCAGCCGAGCCAGCTCAACCCAGATCCTATTCCAACAACAAAGGAAGAATGATAGACGTCAATGGCTCTTTCAAGGATATCGTGGTCACCAGTCTTATCTAAAACTCCCTGCAAATTTGTTTGCTGTTTTTGTATTACTGCAACCTTGTAACCTTTTTTCGCAAGCTCATCTGCCAATCTTTGCCATCCGTTAAGTAAATGCCAATGTTTGGCATTTGCTGTTGAATCCATAGCAAAACAAACATACTTTCCATCAATCACGGGCTTAGATTTGGATATAGTAGCAGGAATGTTTTTGTAATTCATGTCACCATCCAAAGAAATTCCTAAAATGTCACCCGCTACCTGTTGCAGGGAAATTGTTCTTGGGTCTCTCAAATGGGTGTTCCTATCAGTTTCTTCGTACCACCCAAGGCCGAAAGTGGCATGAGTTGCGGGCTCTCTGTAACCAGGTACTTGAAACCTGATGTCCGGGTAAAATTGACAAAGCAACTCACTCCAAAAAGAGGTCAAATACAAGTCACATTTGAATTTTTGTCGAAAAGCTTCAGCCACTGGGACCCAGGCAAGCGTGTCTCCGAGTGATGAAGAATCTATAGAGATACAAACCTTGCTTCCATATAAGCTTTTTTCGAAATCGAATTCATAGATTTTGTTGTCATCCTGGTAAGCCTCAACTATCCAAGGGGTATACCATTTCCTGAACAGTGTAGTAAAAAGACCTGGATTACTTTCTCCAGAATAAATCTCACCCTCCGAATTCTTGTCCTTAAATACAACCCTTACTGATCCGGCGGATGATGGACCTGTACAATCTACTCTGGGTCCGTAATTGAACGAAAATTTAAAATTTATCGGATGCCTGAATCTTACCAATTTTGATTTAGTCAATCCTTTATAGACGTTTATACCTTTTGTTATCATTCCAGTTTAAGTAAGTCTTTTATCATATTGATGTTCCTATTTTTATCATCGAACATACCTCCAGGTGCAAGGTAAGTAACTAAAGGATTGTTATCATAAGAATCCAAGTAGGGCTCTAGCCTTCTCATTAAAATCGGAAGCCCCCAAGATAAAGTTTCTTTGATAACTATGGGATTTAGCTCCCAATTGGATGTAAAAACAAATAGATCAGCAGACTGATAAAATAAATCAGTGTCGTTCCTTTCTCCCCATAATTTACAGTTATTAGGCAGGTTGTCTAGCAGCGGCTCCCAATAATCCTGAAAATTAGGAGCTGTATTTCCTATGAAATGAAACTGGACAGGATATTCAGTAAGTTGCCTTGCATAATCGATTAACTCAGCCTGGTTTTTTCCAGGCGTGAACAAGCCTACATTGATTACGTGCTTGACATTTGGATCCAGTCCTAAAACTCCCAATGCTTCATTTCTTTCCGGCCTTTTTAGATTTTCTATCGGGTATTCTAAGATATCAACAGGAACACCCAGTGAAGAAAACTTGTTACACATCCATTGATTGACCATAACAAACTTGTCCGGACAGTAAACTTTTTCGTTAGGCGAGATGTTAGAACTGTGACAAGTCTCAAGTATAAAATAAGGTCTATCCTCTTGATAGATCTTACGTATGAGTTTATCGTCCATAAAAAATTCAACAAAATCATCGAAATGAATCACATCTGGACAAACCTTTTCAATTACATCCAGTAGTTCAAATTTATCTTCACCTAAGCAAAAGAATCCATCACCAATTTTGTTTTTAATTCTATTCCTCTGAACTACATAAGCCTCCGAAGTATTACTATACTGTACGCAGAATACCTCTGCTTGGTCATACAAGCACTCAATTTTCTTGTATAAATACTGGGGCATACCTCCAGTAGAAAGATGAGGCGCAACAAAAAGAATCCTCGGTTTCCCTCCGGATTTATCATCCAATGTTTTCTGAATGGAATTTATAGTTCTTATCAGCTCATATTTTGTCTTTCTGAGCGCTTCGATCTCTTTCATATCTAAGCTTTAGGTGTATATTCGCCCGTTTGAAAATCAAGATTTCCTTCCCCATATTTTTCAACAATAGAATTAGTTAGGTCTCTTTCCTTTGAATCCAACTCCTCACATTTTTGCAAATGTGCGATTATTTCCATTTCAACCTCACCTAAATCCTTTTGTAGGAAATGCTTACGGATATTTAGCCTACCAAGCATTTCCACATTTTGGAATATTTCATTACGTAGTTCAGATACGTTTTTTAATTCTTCGTCAGTTAATCTTGTTGTGTTTGACATAATCTTTTCCTTATTTTATTGCAAAATTCCATTTTTATTTCATCAAACCATTCCAGGAAAAGATTCGTAGGTTTTGCTGACCTCATTTAAGCCTACATATCCTTTCGCCCTATCATGAAGGGTCCAGACATATTCACCGGTATCGTGATATGCGTTCGTGTAAATCAAAAAATACCAGTCTGGAAATGGATTTTTTCTAGACGGCTCTACTAGTCTCGTTGTAGTAGCGAACATCTTTTCATATTCACCTAATTGCTCGTAAATTTCAGCAAGGAATACCAAATGTTCGTTTCTAAACGGGCAGTACCATTCAGATTCTTCTAGCCTTTCTATGGCTAAGCCTATATTTCCCATGAATCTATGTGCGTTACCTATAAGAACTATAGAAAAATAGGCCATTTCATCCCATCTTGGGGGTTGGGTATGCTCTAGATAGTTGGGATATCCCCTCTGGACATAATGTTCCAGGTAATAAATGGTTCTTCTAGCGTATTCGTCGCTGTGTGATTTTCCAAATGGAAAATTTGGGTCTGCATATGTGTCGGCATAGCTTTTTCCGATGTAAAAAAGATGGTAATTATTTTCTCTGATTTTACCAGAACAAACCTGATCAGCTTCTAGCTCGAGAGCATCTCTTAGAAATTTGAAATTTGTCGACCACGTCATTCCGTCGTTGGTGATAACGTGCCTAAATGTTCTTGGGAGATTTACCATCTGGAACTCGTTGTCATGTACACCAGCACCTTTGAGAGAAATCACCTCATGTTTGACATCGGGCTGAAAATACCAGGGTAACTTTGCATTCCACATCCATGTTCTAAAGTAGATTCCCCCCGGATCTTGTGCTGTAATATTGAAGCTTTGTATCGAGAGATCGTTCAGCAACGTCCAGTCAAAGTCATCATCAACAACTAGTTGCTCGTCTGCATCCATCCTCAATATCCAATCACAACCATGAGCAGCATTCAGACAGGCCTGAAGTGTGTGATCCCTATTATGACCAAAACCCTTCCATTCAGTCTCATAGAGAAACCCTGGAATCCCTTTCTCGTCAAAAAACCTTTGCACAATATCCTTGGTTCCATCCGTAGATCCATTGATTTGGACAACCCAATAATCAATATATTTATAACAGGATTCGAGCATCCTTTCTACAACGTGTGCCTCGTTGGCAAACATTGAATTCATACAAATTTTTACGTTCTTATTATTCATTTAGTTAATTGTAAGTGTAATTTAGAACCTGCTCCTCCTCACCAAATCTTATGCAACTTAAGTCGCTCTGAACCCAGGCTTCCTGGTGGATAGAAGAATTTGTAAAGTTATCCCATTCCCAATCGAAATAACCAAGATCGGTAATTCTCTGATGTATTCTTTCATTATATACGTCTTTGATTATTCTAGACAACCTGTTGATCTCAAAAGAATTCATGTCTACAGTGCTTCTTTTATTGTTATGCTGCAGATAAAGCATCCTCCTGATATGAACCATACGAGTCTCTAAAAAAGTCCTTATAACGAGCTCAAAATCGTCCGCAAGGGGCAAGGTTTCACTATGACCCCCTATTCTATCATATACCTTTTTATTCCAGCATCTAACGTGGTTAGGCATCGAAACATTAAATCTTATTGTAACTGGATTAATTGAAGGAGAGTGGTGCTGTAAATATTTTTTTCCGTCGATCTGGACCCAGGTGTGACCAGAATAACCGAAATTATAATAATTATCATGTACACCATAAAAATCCCAATCAACCCGATCATCATATTTACGGAAAGTGCCGTCAGACTCTATTTCCGAGCAGTCGCTATAAATAAATCCAGCATCAGGGAAAGCCTTGGAGGCATCATACACGTCGGATAAACAAGACCTCATCAATTCATCGTCGTGATCCAACTCAACCAACCATTTACCACTGGAAAGAGAACAGGCTCTCTTTTTAACCTTTCCTACTGATCCGCCGCTATTTGGATTTATGCGAACTGGCTTTACTCTGAAATCTTTTTCACTTATGCTAATCAAATTTTGCCAAAGCTCTGTATGATCGGAAGGAGAATCGTCTATGACGACCCATTCCCAGTCGGTGAAAGTTTGCTCCTTTAAGCTATCGTAAGTCCGAAAAATCCTTTTACCAGTTTTATACGCAGGTGTGAAAACGCTAAAAAAAGGCTTATATGGGTTACAATGATTCTCAACAACTTTTCGCAAAACCAGATTGGCCAATTCTACATCTGACGGCTGAGATTCTAAAAAAAGATAAATTCTATCAAAAAAACTGCTTCTAGCCAATCTTGATACAAGATTCGAGCCTACAACTACGATTAGATCTGCTTTATAATCCTGTTTTAAATCGAAAAGGAACTCTGAAGAAAACTCCTGATCGCCCAGAGAAATGAGATCTACCCATCCCATCAAACTTTCGGATTTGGAAAAAAGATCGGAAATATATTCATACTTCCCCGGCGGTTTAGTCCACCCAAAAACCAAAGCTGTTGGTCTTTTAACTACGAGCATTATTTTTCGGTGTTGAAAAAGAAAACTTGAAATAAGCGTCCATCTTCCTTCCGGCTCCAAAATAATCAAGAGAGACATGAAATAAATCTCCCCTGTAAAGAATCATACGATTATAAATATTACCAATCCTATCAATCATCTCCCATTTTGTCATGTCTTGACTGTGCAAATGTGCAGGTGAATTTGCATTAACATCGTCGGGATGTTCTGAACTTTTCCATCTTCTTACGCCGGTACTTTTATGTCTGAACAACCCCGTGCCAGAACTCAATGGCGCATCTGGTGTTAGGTATAAAACCGCTGCCCAATCGGTTGTATCGTCGCTATGAATCCACGACCTGTCACTCGCAGTAGTATACTGGAATGACCCGGTAGAGTCGTCTCCCCACCAAATTACCTCTCCAGCATAAGGTAAGACAATGTCCTGAATGGACTTTTTAACGTTTTCTGCCAAAAAAGATCTGGTCCTTTGTCCTGGATAATTACCATGTTGGGAAAATTCCTGAGCGAGCGCAAAAGCTCTTACCTCATCAGGATTCTTATAGAAGTCATCTACAATTATTGTCTGAATTTTCATTTGCAAACTTTAGTTATTATACAACCCTTTGGTGAGATAATTTCAAATTAAACCAGGAAACTCAGAGTTAGTAGAAATTTTCGGTGATTCGATAGACATCATTAAATCTAGCGGAGAAAATCTAACGCTGGGAATCATGTCAGCAGAAGAAAATTCAACTATGGAAGAAACCGTTTTTTTATCAGAGGTAAGAAATGAAACCGATTCTGGCTCTTCTCCGCCAAGTAACATTTTTGCAAAATCGTAAAGTTCAATCCGATTAATTTCCATAATCTAAATAGTTAGCATAGGTAACCAGGTACATAGTATTGTGTTGAGTTGGTCGAACATGTAATCAGTAGCCAAGTATCTGGGGTAGAGAGATAAATGTTAGCATCCCTTCCGATGAATTGAGTTGGGTTCCCGCCTGCCGACGGCTCGCATCCACTACTACACGCTGGGTTGGATCCACCACCTCCAGCAGCTCCCTGAGCTCCTTGCACTCCTTGAGCTCCCTGTTCTCCCTGTGCTCCTTGAGCTCCCTGGATTCCTTGTGCTCCTTGCGCTCCCTGTGCTCCTTGTGCTCCTTGCGCTCCCGCTGCTCCTTGTGCTCCCTGGACACCTTGAGCTCCTTGAGCCCCTTGAGCTCCTTGTGCTCCAGCTGCTCCTTGTGCTCCCTGGACACCTTGAGCTCCTTGTGCTCCAGCTGCTCCTTGTGCTCCCTGAACACCCTGAGCTCCTTGAGCTCCTTGAGCTCCTTGAGCTCCTTTAACACCAGAAGTACCTGATGAACCAGTACCACCGGCTCCTTGTGCTCCCTGGACACCCTGTGCTCCTTGAGCTCCTTGAGCTCCTTGAGCCCCTTGAATCCCCTGTGCTCCTTGAGCTCCTTGAGCTCCCTGAGCTCCCTGAACAGAGACTCCTGAAGTTCCTGAAGAGCCAGCAGCTCCCTGAGCTCCTTGTGCTCCTTGAGCTCCCTGTGCTCCTTGTGCTCCAGCTGCTCCTTGTGCTCCCTGGACACCTTGTGCTCCTTGTGCTCCTTGAGCTCCTTGAGCTCCTTGAGCTCCTTGAGCTCCCTGTGCTCCTTGGACAGAAACACCTGAAGTTCCAGATGATCCAGCAGCTCCTTGTGCTCCCTGTGCTCCTTGAGCTCCCTGTGCTCCTTGTGCTCCAGCTGCTCCTTGTGCTCCCTGGACACCTTGTGCTCCTTGAGCGCCCTGAGCTCCTTGGACAGAAACACCTGAAGTACCAGAAGACCCAGAGGCTCCAGATATACCCGATGAACCTGATGATCCAGATGACCCCGAAGTTCCAGAAGATCCAGCAGCTCCTTGAGCTCCTTGTGCTCCCTGAGCTCCTTGAGCTCCTTGAGCTCCTTGAGCGCCCTGAGCTCCTTGTACCCCTTGTGCTCCTTGAGCTCCTTGAGCTCCTTGAATAGAGACTCCAGAGGTTCCAGAAGATCCAGCAGCTCCTTGAGCTCCTTG